TATTTTTATTTTTCTAATTTATTAATATCTATTTCTTTACTTTTTTTTGTTTTATTTATTCTTTCATCGCAACCACTTGTATTCAGATTTTTTTTGAATTCAAATGTTTCAAAACTTTGTAATTTTATTTTTGTAAAACTGAATTTTTTTTGATATATTCTGATTTTTTTTATTGCTGTTATATCAAATAAGAATAAAAATAAAAATAAAATATTCATTTTTTATAATTGGTTTATCTTTATGTTATAAACTATCTATATGTTTTTTTAGATCTTTTATTGATAAATATGAAGTATGATTCTGAAAAATGTATTTGGAAAAGAACTTAAACAGGTAATATGTATTATTTGAAATGAATAAAACAAAAAATGCAGGTCATAAAATACCAAGTAATTTATTGAATATAATATTCGAAATGTCTTATAGAATAAATGAAGAACCTATATGGATACTTCATACAAGGTCTAATAAATTACATTTTGTATTGAATCAAAATTGCGAATTATATAAAAAAATTTCAAAAAATATTGAAAAAAAAATGATTACTGGTAAATATGTTTATATTCCAAGATATAAATTAATATCATTTTGTAATGGTAGTCCAACATATTCAGTCAAAAATATATTATTGAATGAAGAAATATAAAATTCAATGAACTACTGTAACTGTATTCTTATTCTTTAATTTCATTCCTTCCAATAATTCGTGTATTCTCTTGTTTTGTTTTTGTTTCCAGGATTGCTTGACATCATTAGATACCTGAACCATCATATGTTTTTCATATTGTTCAGGAGTTGTATAAAATAATATGGCTGTATCTTGACCAATTTCTCCAGTAGCAAATGCAACCTTAAACAATAAATCTTCATCGTAAGAACCCACCTTATAATCATAACGATTACCGGAAACAGCATTTCTTATAAAGAACCCAGGTGTAGTCGAAGATTCATAAAATTCTATTTTTACTTTTTTATTTTTTTCGTTATGGCGAGTGATTTTATGAAAAGATTTATCAAATATTTTTAATTGATCCATCCTTACCTTCTTTATATTATTTGAATATGTATTTACAGTTGAAACCTCACTTTGTTGTGAGATTTCATCATAATCATAATAATCATTTGCTTCATTTGGATCAAAGACATCGTCGGAATACATTATTAGTAGATTAGATTCGATATAGAAGTAATATTATGCAAAAAAAATAAATAATATTTATCTGATATAGTATTATTTATTTTGTTTTTATATCATTTTTCTAAATAATATGTTTATTTTTCAATAATAACTTTGTATGTAATGGTTATATGAATCGTTCTTATTTGAAAATAAAAGAGAAATTTTTTCAAAACAAAAACAATAGATTATTATTGAATACGGAAACCGTAAAAAAAGATCATTTTTTTGTTAATGAAGAAGATGAATTTAGTAATAATGATGTTGATAATATTAATAATGTTGATAATATTAATAATGTTGATATTTTTGATAATCAATTATTGAATCGTTTATTTGATTTGTTTGATGATGGTTCTCATAAAATATATACTATTTATATTTGTATTTTTGTATCAGGAAAATTTTTGATGGAAAAATCAGATACTGGATTTTCTTTACCACAATTTTCATATCAATGTCCTGAATTACAAGGAAATGGAAAAAATGATGATGAATTTGAATATTCACCTGAGAATATTCATTTTTCTAATAGTTGTATTCAATATGCAGTAGATATATTGAATCTAGAAATTCATTCCGATAATGATGATTTGGCAATAATATCTAAAGGATTTTTACCTTATGATGAAAATACGCTTTTTACATTTTTCGATTTTACCAATATTTTTTTACATAAAAAAGAAAAAAAATGGTTTGCTACTATTGATGATATTATTGTTAATAAAACTATTAATAGAATACCAATTGATCCAATAATAATTGATTTTTTCATAAAAAATAAAAAAATTATTGAATAAAAGTGAAATACATATTTCAAATTTATAATTATAATATGTTTGTTTAAGAATTACACGATTTGAAATCTATCTTGCGAAAAATGTCAAAATGCTATATTTACAATGGTCGTGCATATGCCGAATCATTCCCCCTTTCTTGGGCTATGGATAATAAAAAAGAAACTGGATACGAATGCTGTAATTGCATTTATTTTTGTACTCAGTATGGGGTTTTAACCGGTTATTGCGTCAATTGTCAAAAAAATAATTATGAAAATTCACGCGGAACAACTGAAGATACCGAAGAACATATGAATGAATCCAATTCAAAACCAGAATACGGAGACAAATCTATATTTGAATGGTTTCAAAACCTTGAACCCGACCATTTTGAAGTCTATCGAGACGTGCGGTTTATTTTCACCGATACTTGGCAGGAAGAATTACCATCTCATTTTCTAAAAAATATTGAGATTGTTTCCACAATTATGGATTGGTTCGAAATTCATTACGAAATGTATCCAAATAAAAAATTTGATAATCATAAACGTATTGATAGCGATGATTCTTCATCACCATATGCTGTATCTATAGTTGATGATTATAATATTCCTGAACCATTCATTTCTTGCCCCCTTTTCGGGGAACATTGAATGAGAATTTGTGTAAAAAAATGTAAACTATAACTAAACCTTTTTTTATTTTTTTATTTTTTATTTTTTAGTTTTTTAGTCTGGTAGAAAAGCAATGCATACAAAAGAGATCATTTTGTTATAAGAATTTATTTACTTAGATTTTATGAAAAATACCTACTGAAATATCATCATAAGTTGGTATTTTTTGATCATTATATATTCTGCCTTCATAATCGTATTTCCACGCTTGTTTCCATCTTTTTTCTGCTTCTTTCATAATATCTTCAGATGTTGTATTTGATGATAAAAACATAGCCAAATCTTCTTCAAATTCGTGATTCATCATATCCCAAACACCATCAGATGCAACAACAACATCTACTTTGTCTTTTGACGAAAAGTAGATTTTACGTCGATCTGGACAAATTCCAGTAATACCATGATGTCCAATTGATTGGGTCAAAGATAAGCATATATTATTTCCTTTTTTATCATAAATTGTAGTAGAAATTGGATCTGGATCCTGTGTAATTGTAGTTGGTGATAAAACTAATATACCATTGCTTTTTTTATTTCTGAATATTTTTGATTCATATTCCAATCTCTTTTTTTCTTCTGGATTATGATAATTATGTTCAGGAGATACATATACTATATTGTTGTTTATTGCAACGATAGCCTTTGAATCACCCGTGGTTTCAACATCAATATGATCATCAAATATTTTAACAATTGAACAAGTTGCACCAGCACGAATAGGAAGATATGAATGTTCTAATTGCCTTTGAATTTCTTTTGTTGGTTCGTGTGAGTATTTGATTATACTTTCAAGTGGCAGATTTTCCAAAGTATTTAGAAATATTTTAGAAATGTCTCCATGACCATCAAATAGTAAAATAGCAATATATTCTTTACCCAAATAGGGACATAACCCTTTGTATTTGATAATTAAATCTTCACCTTTATCCAATTGTTTAAGTGAAATACTATGAATTGATTCCATTGATTTGATTGATTTGATTGACATTATTGTATGCTTTTATATATTTGTTATTATTGGCTTATTAATTCAAAATCAATTTTATGAAAGTGTTTCTTACTATTTTTTTATACACCTTTGCACCTTTCAATTGCCAATTTATCGGTTGCAAAGTAACCGAATTCATTCATTTCTGCCCCTTCTTGGGGCACATTGAATGAGAATTGGTATAAAAGGTATAAAATTGAATTACATTTTTATAAAAAGATAGTAAGGTATGTTTTTCACAATCAATTATTCAACAACAAATTTTATCAATCAGAATGTCTTCAAACGCTTCTTCTCAAATATTATCTAATAAAAAGCCTGGCATTGAAAGGCAATATACGCAAACCTGGTCATTACCAGATGGAACTTGGGTTCATCCATATGAACTACCACCATTTGGGTCTGGAATTATGAGACAAGAAACACCACAGGATACAGACTTTCCAGATAAGTTGCCTTATCTCGCTCCGGTGAAATTAGAAAGGCAATATACACAAACCTGGTCATTACCAGATGGAACTTGGGTTCATCCTACTGAACCGCCACCAGTTGGATATGAAGCACCACAAACAAATAAAAAAACAGAAGAGAATGGTAAGTATGACTCAAGAGAAGACCAGACTTTCGACCAATGGCTTATGGAGAGGGATTATTTAGAATCAAGATCATTATCAAACAACATACCTTTTGCAAATGATTCTGTTATTGATAACACTGATTTTACAATTCCTACACCTGCTCATATTCGTCTTGAAATGTCGCGTAATTTTTGTGATAATATTTAATTTTGTTTTATCTTTTGTTTTGTTTTGTTTTGTTTTGTTTTAATTTAATTTGTTGTAAATTTTAATCAAATTGTTTTTTTATGTAAAATTGATATTATTTTTTATTTCAAATTATATTAATATATAATTTGATAATGGAAATATACGACAAAATGAAATATAGAATCAATAAAGAAATAAATGATTTGATTCAAAAATTCAAGACTGTAAACGTAGAATATAATTTTGAAAAGAATCATATCCATATTACCGTAGATTCAAAAATAATGATTGAATTTTTCATTACAAATGATTATCCTTTCAAACCACCAATTGTAATGATAAACAAAAAACCATATGATGAATTTATAATGTGTAAAAGTAGCCGAATTATGCATATGATTTATTGTAATGAGGGATTTTGTCCTTGTTGTGATTCAATTTTGATGGAAAAGAAAAAATGGTATCCTCTTTGTTTTTTAGAAACAATATTGAATGAAATTGATAAAATACGTATTATCAAAAATAAAATAAAATATCATTTGGCATTGAAATATATTTTTGATAAAATCAATTTACCATCAGACTTAGAAAGAATAATTTCTGGTTATTTGGTAGCATAAATGCAGTTAGTTACAACTAGTAATATATTTTGGTTTTTACACTGTTATTAGGTAACTGTTACTTTGCAACCGATAAATCTCCTTTATTATATTCAATAATTCGGCGATTGAAAGGTGCAAAGGTGTAAAAAAAGAAATGTCGTTTTTACTAAATATTTTTTCTCGGAAAAATGGAATTTAGAAGGGTTGTAGAATTTTTTTTGCATATACGAGTATGTTCTCTGAGCAAAAAAAGGATAAAATTGAAATACACTTTTAGTGAATGTTGCTGAACATATATTGTTTTGAAAACTCTTATATTTACCATAATACTCCTTTCTACGTTTAAAAGATGCCGCTACTTGCCGATAATCTAGATAAAATCAACTGGAAGTGGTTATCTAGAATTGAAAGTCACGGTACCCTCACTTTATTGGAGCAAAACCAGGATAAAATTAACTGGGAAGATCTATCCAGAAATTCAAATGATCGGGCTCTCGCACTATTAGAGCAAAACCAAGACCGAATCCACTTGGGATATTTATCTCTTAATCCAAATGATCGGGCTATTGCCATCCTCGAGCAAAACCAAAACCGAATAAACTGGAAGTTGTTATCTTTAAATACAAATGATCGGGCTGTTGCCATCCTAGAGCAAAACCAAGACCGAATAAACTGGGAATATTTATCCAAAAATACAAATGATCGAGCTGTTGCCATCCTCGAGCAAAACCAAGACCGAATAAACTGGGGTGACTTATCCGAAAATACAAGTGATCGAGCTGTTGCCATCCTCGAGCAAAACCAAGACAAAATAAATTGGGACCAATTGTCTTTTAATACAAATGACCGAGCTCTTGCCATCCTCGAGCAAAACCAAAACCGAATAAATTGGTTAATTTTATCTGGTAATTCAAATGACGGTGCCCTCACTTTATTGGAACAAAACCAACATCGAATCCACTGGGACCAATTGTCTTTTAATAGAAATGATCGAGCTCTCGCACTATTAGAGCAAAATCAACATCGAATCTACTGGGAAGCTTTTTCTTTTAATAGAAATGATCGAGCTCTTGACATCATCGAACAAAACCTTGACAAAAAAGAATGTTGGGAACGGCTATCTTCAAATACAAATGATCGAGCTATTGCCATCCTCGAACAAAACCAAGACAAAATAAATTGGGATCGGCTAAGTTGTAATTGGAATGATAATTTATATTCGTATGCAAATGAATATGTATTGAAATAAATCTTTGTCTGACTTATTGTTATATTTATATAAATGATGTAATTTAATTAAATAACAATCCTTTTTTTACGCTTTTATTTGGCTATGTTCTCTCTGTCTGTCTTTCAAAAAAAAAATTGAAATACATTTTTATCAAATGTTATCGAACATATATTTACCATAATACTCCTTTCTACGCTGTAAAAAATGCCGCTACTTGCCGATAATACAGATAAAATCAACTGGTCTTTGTTATCTAGAAATGAAAGTGATGGTGCCCTCACTTTATTAGAGCAAAACCAAGATAAAATTGTTTGGAAGTGGTTATCTGAAAATACAAATGACCGAGCTCTCGCACTATTAGAGCAAAACCAGGATAAAATTGACTGGTCAATGTTATCTGAAAATACAAATGACCGAGCTCTCGCACTATTAGAGCAAAACCAGGATAAAATTGACTGGTCAATGTTGTCCGGAAATTCAAATGACCGAGCTCTCGCACTATTAGAGCAAAACCAGGATAAAATTATTTGGTTTTATTTTTCTGAAAATCCAAATGATCGTGCTCTTGACATTATTGAGCAAAACCAAGACCTAATTGACTGGGAGAGTTTATCTTCAAATACAAATGATCGAGCTATTGCCATCCTGGAGCAAAACCAAGACGAAATTTATTGGGAATGGTTATCTTCAAATACAAATGACCGAGCTCTCGCACTATTAGAGCAAAACCAAGACGAAATTGATTGGGAAGAGCTATCCAGAAATTCAAATGACCGAGCTCTCGCACTATTAGAGCAAAACCAGGACAAAATTGACTGGTTTTATTTTTCTGAAAATCCAAATGATCGAGCTGTTGCCATCCTCGAGCAAAACCAAGACCGAATCCACTGGGGGATGTTATCTAGTAATTCGAATGATAATTTATATTTTTATACAAATGAATATGTATTGAAATGAAAAAAGGGCATAAGCACCCCAGATATGATTTAGAAAAATACAATATATATTTGTTATGTTTTATGTTTTATTTAACTGCATAAATGCATTTAGTAATAATAATAATTATATATTTTTTTACAGCAAATAAGGTGCTAGACGCAAGGCATCAATTTTTCCTAAAGTTTCTTTGTCGGAAAAGTTTCTTTGTCAGAAATCTTGAAAAATTTTGTATTTCAAGATTTTTTCTATTTTCATTTTCTCAAAAAAAAATACGAACAGGAATTTCAAATTTTCCTAAAGTTTCTTTGTTGGAAAATCTTGAAAAATTTTGTATTTCAAGATTTTTTACTTTTTCATTTTCTCAAAAAAAATACGAACAGGAATTTCAATTTTTCCTAAAGTTTCTTTGTTGGAAAATCTTGAAAAATTTTGTATTTCAAGATTTTTTCTATTTTCATTTTCTCAAAAAAAATACGAACAGGAATTTCAATTTTTCCTAAAGATTCTTTGTCAGAAAAGTTTCTTTGTAGGAAAAGTAAAAAATAAAAAGGTTGTAAGAATTTTTTTGGTTCTCCTATTTTTTCCTAAAGTTTCTTTATCAGAAAAGTAAAAAATAAAAAGGTTGTAGGAATTTTTTGGTTCTCCCATTTTTTCCTAAATATTCTTTGTCAGAAAAGTTTCTTTGTCAGAAAAGTAAAAAATAAAAAGGTTGTAGGAATTTTTTGGTTCTCCTATTTTTTCCTAAATATTCTTTGTCAGAAAAGTTTCTTTGTCAGAAAAGTAAAAAATAAAAAGGTTGTAGGAATTTTTTTTCGTTTTTCAATTTTCCTAAATACGCAAGAAATCAATGCCCGATTTTATTATCTTGGTTTGCAAAAAAATAAAAAATATGTTTTTTATGAAACCATTTATGCAAACATAAAAAAAGGGGGGGGGGTTTTAATTAATTTTACACATAAAATATTAAGGCAAACGATATGACAAAACAATATGATAGACTAAAAATCTAATAACAACTCGTGTATTCAGTGTATATATCCTTTTCCAATTCATCAAATTCATTTTCTAATATTTCGCCGTCTTCTATATCAAAGACCGATTCTGTAATAATGCAATTTTTCACAGAGGGCAAATCCCAATAATAGAAAGGAATCATTGAGAAAGGAATAACTGGCGGCGGCTTCATTAGTTCTTGGCAAATATCGTGAATCTTGTTTTTCTTTTTTCCGATGCGTTCTTCAACTGGAACATATGATTTAATCTCCCAAAATTCTGGTTCATCGTAGATTATCTTGGTATATCCTTTCTCTTCTAATTGGCGCCGAATAGCATTTGCACAGGAAGTATTATATAGAATTAATTCTATAAATGCAAACAAATATTCTCCTTTTTTGTTTTTTTTTCGATGAATATCAATGTCGGAAATATTACCAATCAATAATTTTTGAAAGGTACGCTTGATCGTATCTTTGGATACGTCATTGGCGATTCTGGGAATAAAGAATTTGATAGCTGACATTTTGAATTAGGTTTTAATAGTTGCTTGTTAATTGAAAAATAATTAGAATATATTTATAAAAATTGTATTTCAATTTTACACCTTTACACAATTCAAATGCTGACCCTTGTGGTCGGCATCTTTGAATGTTATTAGGTAACTGTTACTTTGCAACTGATAAATTGGCAATTAAAAGGTCTAAAGCTATATCAATTTAATAAAAAAAGGTGTAAAAAAACTAATTGTCGAAAAACAAGTATAAAAACAAAAAAAAATATATATAATATTTCATAATGACGAAAAAATCAAATAAGAAACCGGTAAAAAAACCATTTATTGATATTCCCGAAAATTTCAAGACAATCCTCTGTGATTTTACCAATGATTTATCCAATACATTTCCTGAGTATAAGGAACAATTAGCAAAATATTCTACAATAGAATCTATTACTACAGAAACGCGTGCCCTATTCGAATATTTTCTCACGGTTTTTCCAGAACGTTTTTTTGATATTCTTTATCAAAATGAAGAAATTTTCAAACCAGAAAGCACAATAAATACTTGTTTCCTACCAAATATTGATTTCAAAATTTTCTATAATTGCCAAGATGTTACAGAGACAACAAAAAAAGCCATCTGGAAATATTTACAGCTTATTTTACTTACTATTATGAATTCAGTAAAAGATAAATCGAAATTCGGCGAAACAATGAATTTATTTGAAGGTATCGATGAAGGTGAATTACAAGAAAAATTAGGTCAAACAATGAAAGATATTACTGAATTTTTTAGTAATCTTTCACAAGAAAAAGGAGAAGGTAAGAAAGATGGATCTCCAGAATTTGATGCCGAGAAATTAAAAGAACAATTTAGTAATATGTTTGGTGAAGGTTCTCCACCTGATATGGAAAAAATCCACGAACAATTCAAAACAATGTTTGGTGAAAAGGCACCTGATATAAATAACTTGAAAGAAGAATTCAAAACGATGTTTGATGAAGAGGGACAAGCTCCAGATATGGAAAAAATACAAGGAATATTTGAAAATTTATTTAGTAAATTAAATATTCCTCAAGAAGAGAACCCAATGAATGAAAATGAGAAAACGGGAGGAAATAGTGATTCAGCTAAAATGCCTTTTAATGGAAAGATGCCAGATGCAAATAATATTCACGAACATCTCAAAAATTTATTTGATGGAAAAATTGGTAGATTAGCAAAAGAATTAGCAGAAGAAATATCCGGTGATTTGAATGATATGTTTAGAAAAGAGGGCGTTGAAATAAAAACAACCCAAGATGTTCTCAAACATATTATGAAAAATCCTAAAAAAATTATGGAATTAGTAAAAACTATTGGTGCAAAATTGAATTCAAAAATGCAGAGTGGAGAAATATCACAAGAAGAAATGATGCGTGAAGCCACAGAACTCATTGCTCAAATGAAAAATATGGGTGGAGGAGGAGCGGGAGGTGGAGATCAATTTAGTGATATTCTCAAGAATCTAACAAAAAATATGGGTGGAATGGGAAAAAATGCGAAAATTGATATGAATGCGCTTAATCGTTTAGAAAAACAAATGTCAATGAAAGATAAATTACGCAGAAATCTGGAATTGAAAAAGCAACAACAACAATTCAAAATTGACCCTAATGTGAAAATAGAAGCAACTCAAAGTCCAAATAATTATGTATTCAAAGTCGGAGATGATAAACAGGAAAAATCGTTCAAACCTCAAATTTTGAAAGAAAGCGGAGAACCTGAAGAAGAAGAAGAAGATATTGACGAAATAATGAAGAAATTTGATTTGAAAAATGAAGTCGTTGATTCGAAGGAAACTCCCATTCAAACAACAAATAAAAAGAAAAAAAATAAAGCTAAAAAATAAAAAATATCAATATATATATGAAGTTCCAGTTTAATATTTTGAAATACGTAAATGCACCTGTATTTTTTATTAGTTTGTTTTTCGGTTTAATAGCAGTATATTTTACTACAAATGAAAATCGTATTATGTATGTTTATCCGACTCCGGAAAATATTGATACATTACAATATAAAGATAAGACAGGTAATTGTTTTGAAATGAAACAGAAAGAAGTGACTTGCCCAAAAAATGAAAAAGAAATATCAAAAATACCGGCTCAAGTGTAGGGTAGGGAACCAAGTTGTATTTTCATATAACCATTTTTTAGTGGAGTCAGTAAATAAGGGAGAGGGGAAAGGTTACGAAGAGGGGAAAGGGGACGAAGAGGGGAAAGGTTACGAAGAGGGGAAAGGGGACGAAGAGGGGAAAGGTTACGAAGAGGGGAAAGGGTACGAAGAGGTGAAAGGGTACGAAGTCTCCGACGGTCGTTCGCCTTTGGCGAACTTACCGTAGGTTCCCTACCCTACAAAAATTCTGTAATATTTTTATAATTTATAATACTATAGAATGAATTTCAAACGAATATTGAACACAGATTTAGGTCGAATTATAATTTCTATTTTATTGGGATTGGGTCTAGCAACAGTATTCAAAAAAGTATGTAATGATAAAAGTTGTATGACATTTAATGGACCTGTTATTAGTCAATTAGAAGGCAAAATTTACAAACACGATAATAAATGTTATAGTTATACTTCCAATCCTGTTACGTGTAATGCTTCCAAACGAGTTTTAGAAATATCTATCGCAACACCGGAATTGCAAAATCCAGAACCAAAGGGTATTTTTGGATAAATTTATTTACACCTATTTTTCAAGGTTCTCAACATAATTCGTATAAATACAATATCTTTAGAACAAATATATTGTATAGTTTTTCAAATGTCTGAAAGTATTGCTACAACAAGAATAGCCGATTTACCTGAAAACATTACTGTTCAAATGGATACTGGGTTTGGAAATCAAGATGCCACAGGTTATAAACCTATGAATGTTCATCCAAATCCATATGGTAATTCAATACATCCACAAGCTCCGCCACCTCTCCCTATTGCAAAAGAGCCTACAAAATCGCAGAAAATTATTCCTGAAGCACCCCAATTCCAATTACCTTCACGTGATATACCAATGGATACTTCATCTTATGCTTATGACGAGAATATTCAACCAAATTATATTCCTAAACCAAAACTCACAGTTGATTTTGTGAAAGATTATGAGAACACTACGGAAAAAGATTTACGAGAACATAATTCGAAAAAATATAGAAAACGTATGATTGATGATTTGTTTGAAGAATTCCAGATTCCATTATTGGTTGCTATTTTATATTTGTTGTTTCAATTACCTATTATAAATACAATGATTTATAAAAGGTTCTCCTTTTTAGGAATATTTAGCGAAGATGGAAATCCAAATCTATATGGATTCCTTTTCAAGAGTTTGTTATTTGGTGCAGTATTTTATTTCATTATAAAAACAACTCATTTTATTAGTGAATTATAGATATAGAAAAATACACCCTAAAATCTAGAAATCAAAAATAACCGGTATCTTATGTGTCTTGTTTCTTCTTTTTTTCGTTTGCCTTTTGGAAATAGTTTTCATTTTTTTAGGAGAAAGAGGAGAACCTTCTTGTAAAGGTTTCTCTTTTTTGTCATCTTTTGACGAGTTATTTTTTGATGATAAGCTATCTTTAGGCGAATATTTCAAAAACCACATTTCATATTCAGGTGTCCCACGTTTTAATTCTTTGAATTTCTCCGCTTTTTCTGCACGAATATCTTCTAATGTCGGCTGTTGTCCATAACATTTTAGACTGAATCGTTTGAGTAGGCCTTTTTGTTCCAATCTGTTTTTTTCTTCTACTTCAAATAAGAATTTCGCCATACATAAAATACGTTCTTTGAAATAAGAATATTTATATGAATAAATAAAAGCCAAATAAAAACTCAACATTGTATCAATCGTCGCCACATTAATTTCTTTATCATTCATTTCAATAGTATTATAATTATGACAAGCAATAGGTCGATAAATATATGCAATTGTTTCTTTTCCTACAAGAATTTCAATACGTTCTGGAATAATTTCGCCAACCGCAGGATGTATAATTTGTTTTACGTTTTTGATTCCAATATCTTCTAATTTTTCTAATACAATTAATGCAGTTCGTTCTGGTTCTTCTGATAATACATCAAAATCAGGAATTTTTTTTATTAATTTTCTTTGGTTCTCAGGCATATATTTTGAATAAAGACTACTTGCGTATCCACCAAAAAAGACAACTCCTTGTTCTATAAAACTATCACGAACAGTAAAATATATTTTTTCAGAATCTTCTTGATTACTTTCTAATTCACGTTGAAAATCAACAGTTTCACAGTTTATTTTTGCTAATGGATAATATTTGTTCAATAGAGTAAGACGTTTTAATACCTTTTCCCATCGAGAAACATCTCCTTGTGGTCTAGATAATTCTAAATACATACTCATTCTTAAATAATTAGGCGGGGCATATCGAATACCAGCAACAGAAATTGATTCGCCTCCAATTGCATTGAATAATGATTTTTCTAGAAACGTAATATCCGCTACGGGAATAAAATTTACAAATACTTTATAGGTTCCTGGGTGAACACCGGATTTGGCTTCTACATCAGAATAACCAGTGCTATAATAAATATCGGCAAGTTCCTTGGCATCAGCCAAAGCATCAGGTGAGAAAAAATCATAATCTGGGATTTCAATATCTTTATTATAAAATTGTGCATATTTTGGTAGAATATTATTAATTGCTGTTCCTCCATAACAAATCAACTTTTTTCTTAAAATAAAATCCTCGACAATTTTGATTATTTTTTTTACATCTTCACTTTGGGCTTTTTTCACTCCTTGTATTTTTTCTGTTTCGTCTACTGCGTGTCGTAAAATTGCCAATTCACATTCTTGAAAAGTCAACTTTTCATCACATAAATCAGTATTATATTTACGATATTTTCTATTATTTTTAACATAACTTTTTTTTCTTATTGTTGAACTCATTGAATATATATATTATATAGAAATATATATATTTATAGCCTATATTTAGCTATTTACACCATTCACAGGTAATCCAGTATTCAAATTTTGTTGTAAATCTTTGAAATATTTTATTGCATAGGCAAATGGAACAAAGGATGTCTTATATTCATTAAAAACCGATTCATATATTACTAAATTTTTATCTTTATTCCAAAATTGATAGGCAATATTTTGTATTCCATAATTTACAATAAAGTCAAATACAAGTGGATTTTTTACATTCAAAACAGGATCTGGAACTGCTAAACTCAAATTCGTTGCATTCGTTGTTACAAAATCGTCCATAATAACAGGTGGATTCATCTGTTGATTTAATACAGAACCATATGTCATCAAGCGAAATGTATTACCTCCAGATTCCATATTGATATATTTGGTTAAATCATAACAATTTGTATTATAACAGTTTGTATAACTTGCATAATCTGGATTTATCGATTTATCAATAATAAAAATAACGTGTCCTTTCAAGTCTGCCAAAATAGTATTGGCATTTACAGGAATGGGATTATTTTTAGAATCGACGTGTAATTTACCGCTATTTCCAAAAACAGCATCAATACTGGATGCAACCGATTTATAAATATTATTTTTATCATTAGATTTGATTCTTAATTGAATAAAAAGTGGATCTTTTGGATTTCCGCAATACATTGATGAAAATGCATTGGATACTATTGTTGTAAACGCATCAGTAAGAGGAATACTGTTTTTACTATTTAAATTTGTAAAAGTTGGATCAATCGAATATCCTACTGAAGGCACGCCATCAATTGAAAAAATTTCCAAATCTAGAAAACGGCATCCAGAATTAATAATATTTGTAATCATCGTTGTCGATACTTTGGAGCCATCATATGCCGTATTGTATGATGATTTAATACAATATTGAGATAATTTCATATGTGATCTATTTGGTAAAATATTATTGATTGACCCTGACATTTTGGTTTCTAAATCAGAATCGTCGTGTTTATTAGAATAAAAATATAAAAAAGAAAGGTAAATTATAATACATATAATAAAAAGTATGATTCCAATATATAAAATATCCATATTAATATATTATCTATCTATAAAGAAATATAATAAATAAAATATACTATAATATAAATATAGTATAAATATAATATAATGGCAGGAGGATTACTAAATATAATTTCTGTTGGAAACAATAATGTAATATTAACTGGAAATCCTAGTAAAACTTTTTTCAAAGTTGTTTATTCTAAATATACGAATTTTGGTCTCCAGAAATTTAGAGTTGATTTTGATGGACAAAGAGACCTACGATTAACTACCCCCTCTACATTTACATTTCGTATTCCAAGAAATGCAGAATTATTAATGGATACATATCTAGTTTTAACATTACCGGATATTTATAGTCCTATATGGCAACCAGATCCATCAAATAATAATAATAAATGGTCGCCATATGATTTTAAATGGATTGATAATATTGGGACAAATATCATTAGTAATATATTAATTACTTGTGGTTCTCAAACAATTGCAACATATACCGGTGATTACTTAGCTGCAATGGTAAATCGCGATTTCGATTCAGAAAAAAAGAAATTATTTGATGAAATGACCGGAAATACTGTAGAATTAAATGATCCGGCAAATGCTTTTGGTCGTGTAAACACTTATCCATCTAGTTATTATACGTCAAATGCTGCTGGATCAGAACCTTCAATAAGGGGTCGAAATTTATACATACCTATTAACACGTGGTTTACACTTGATAGTCGATGTGCATTTCCATTGATATCTCTGCAATATAATGAATTATATATTGAGGTTACATTGAGACCAATTCAGGAATTATTCAGAGTAAGAGATATTTTTGATTTTGCGAATAATAATCCATATATACAGCCAGATTTCAATCAACAGCAATTCCAATTATATCGATATTTACAGACACCTCCATCCGTAGATATCAGTCCTCAATCTTATGAAAATACAGTTTCAAATTGGAATGCAGATGTTCATTTACTATGCACTTATTGTTTTTTATCAAAAGATGAGGCCAAATTATTTGCCAAGGAAGATCAAGTATATTTAGTAAAAGATGTATATGTTTATAATTTTTTGAATATTACTGGAACATCCAAATTAGATTTGACATCAACCGGTATGGTATCAAGTTGGATGTGGTATTTACAGAGAAATGATGTGAATATGAGAAATGAATGGAGTAATTATACAAATTGGCCGTATAAAAATTTACCGGGAAATATTATTTTAGCACCACAATATGATGAAAATAATATGATTCCTTATTTGAATGGAATAGGTCCTCTTTTGAATCCGGATGATTTTAATACTGGTCTTTTTATTACAGGCAATTTTAATTCAGATAATGTCAGAGAGATTTTACAAACAATGGGTATTTTATTGAATGGAGATTATCGTGAAAATGTTTTAGAAAGTGGTGTATTCAATTATGTGGAAAAATATACGAGAACCAAGGCATTTGCTAGTGATGGACTATATTGTTATAATTTTTGTTTGAATACAAGTCCTTTTGAATATCAACCTTCTGGGGCAATCAATATGAGTCGATTCAAAGATATACAATTGGAAGTAAGCACATTTGTTCCAACTATTAATCCGGCATATTCTACTTTTAATTTGATTTGTGATGCAAATGGAAATGCGATTGGTATTCAAAAATCAAGTTGGAGATTATACGAATATAATTTTAATTTGACTTTATTTGAAGAGAGATATAATGTATTATCTTTTATCAATGGAAATGCAGCAATGTTATATGCTCGTTAAGTAGGGAACCTACGGTTCATTACTACGATAAATCTCTCTACAAATTATTTATTATATTATATATAACGATAATATAATATGGGTATATTGAAAGAAAATTTTGAAGAAAATATAGATAAACTTGAACCTCTATTAAATAATGAAATAAAAAAAGAACAGATAAATAATGAAAATGAAGAACCAACAAAATGGAATTCAAAAAAAAATTATTTAGTATCCGAAACCGAATCTCTTTCATCAAATTTAGAAAGAGAACCAATGATTGGTTCAATGGAATCAACAACTAATTTTTTTAAAAATACAAAATCACTATTTTCAAATCTAACAGCTTCACCTCCTTCATCCAAAAAACATTGTTCAAATCCAGGATTAAATGGATATTTACAAGAACAAATGTTGTATTTAGCAGAAAATTATGTAAAATTATTTGGTGATTATGATAATAATCTTTCTGCAGCCGACCAAGAAAATAAAAAAAGTGATATTGCATTTATAGCCAAACGAATATTTACATTTTTTTCTTTACCATTATGTTTATATGTAACATATAATTGGTTTTTTGTGCTCTTTTATTCATCGAAAGTAAATACACAAGTAAAAATTATTCCAGAATTATACTATTATAAAGATTGGTTTTTACCTGCACTAAATGTAGAAAAATTCCTTGTAAAACCCCTACTTTTATATGTATTTGAATTTCCATTTAGACCTTTAATTGACCTTGATTATTTTATTTTAGCACCAGTGAAGAATTTGATAAATAAATTTGTCTCTGGCTATTTACATTTGTTCTTATTTTATGTTTTATTTATACTTTTTATGAATTTTGAGAGTGGATTTTGTGAAATCTCTGAACCGGAAAATATAAATCTTACTGGAGAAACACCAAAAGGATTAGATGGAAGGTATGATTTATGCGATGATGATTTAGATGATCCATCAAACCGAAAAAATGTAAATTTTCAATCAAAAGTTGACTGCGATAAAGCAAAAAAATATAGTAGTAGTATTTTCAATAGCATAAAAACATACTCTATTTTAATTATTGTATTTCATTGGCTTGTTTATGTAGTAAAATTTTCTTCAAATAAAATTTTTGGTGTTGATTTAGATGATGCAGCAGATTTATTACAAGAAGGAATAAATGAAAAAATTCGTGAAAAAATGGTTGGTGGTGCAATTCCAAAAGGAATGAATTCCGATATATTACAACAAGGTATGCCTCCAATTATTGAAGTACCATTTCCTTTCAATATTATTTTGATAGTGTTGATTATTATATTTTGTTATGCTCTGAGATTAACATTGAATTTGTTGGATCCTTCATTAAATCTAGCTGCATATAGTGTATTGATTTATATAGTATTTTATTCTTTTTTTGCCATAATGTATTATGTTGGTGTTACTCCATATGTAGTAATGACAGTTGTTATTGCAATTGATAAATTTCTTCAATATGGCGGAAAAGTGACAAAAGAAGAAACGCCAAAATGTGTTTCCACCGATTTATGGTGTAAAATTGGAGAATTTTTTTCTGAATTCTTTTCTAGAGATAAATTTTCATTATTATGTATATTTTATTTTATATTTTGGTTTTTTCAATCATTGTTTGTGGTGAAATCATATACTCTAAAAATAAGCACGGCCATTTTATTTTCAATTTTGATAATATTAACGAGTGCTTATAAATATTATAAAACAAGACTCTATGTTTTAACAGAAAAAGGATAGAAATGGAAAAATGATAAATAGTTAAATATGAATATTATATAAAGATTATATGAAAATCTCTATATAATTGGTTTTAATCAAAAAATGGGTAAAAAAAAATCGGCTACTCAAAAAATGCCTTTTGTAAGTGTATGCACACCTACATTCAATCGACGACCCTTTATTCCTATTATGTTTGAATGTTTTCGGAATCAGAATTATCCAAAAAGTCGTATTGAATGGATTATAGTGGATGATGGAACAGATAAAATACGAGATCTTATCGATAAATCAGAAATTCCTCAAATCAAATATTTTGCGATTGATAAGAAAATGAATCTTGGAGAAAAAAGAAATTTTATGCATAAAAAATGTAATGGAAATATAATTGTTTATATGGATGATGATGATTATTATCCACCAGAGCGTATTTCTCACGCAGTTGAACGACTTACTGAACAAAAAGAGGCTCTTTGTGCAGGATCCAGTGAAATGTATGTATATTTTAAACATATTCAAAAAATGTATCAATGTGGTCCATATGGACCTACACACGCTACTGCAGGAACATTTGCATTTCGTAAGGAATTATTAGAAAAAACAAAATACGAAGATAATGCTGCATTAGCTGAAGAAAAAGCATTCTTAAAAAATTATACTATTCCATTTGTTCAACTAGATCCTTTGAAAACAATCTTGGTATTTTCACACGAGCATAATACATTTGATAAACGAAAATTATTAGAAAATCCTCATCCAGATTATTTTCGTGAATCTCCTAAAACAGTAGATATGTTTATACGAAATGAATCTGAGAAAAATGTAAAACAATTTTTTATGAAAGATATTGATGAATTATTGAAAAAATATGAACCAGGAGAACCTAAAATGAAACCCGAAGTTTTGAAACAAATCAAAGAAATAGAAGCTGAGCGTGCTCGTTTGATGCAACAACAATTACAGCAACAGCAACAGCAACAACAACAACCGGTTTTGATGATGCAGAGACCAGGTCAAGAACCTATTCCTTTGAATAATGAAAATATTGTGAAAATATTCCAGGAACAAAATATGATACTTTCTAATTGTCACGAAAAAATAAGTCAATTGGAAAATATTATTAAAAATTTGAATAAAGAATTAGGCAATAAAATGAGTGAAATTGCACTGCTAAAAATGGAAGTTTCAAAATATAAACAAATGGAAACACGCGTAGAAACACGTGTAGAAACACGTGTAGAAAAGATATATTCAAAATTAGAACCAGAAGTAAATATTACAATTGCAATGAATGAATAAACTATTAATCGCTATATTCTTCCTCAATTTCATCTTCAACTTGATTCATTAAATCTTTTTTCACATTTTTATCTAAATATCTATATATTCGTCTTATGTCCAATTTATTGATATTATAACTCTCAAAAATTTTCTCTATTTCATTCAATTTATCAGTATTATTGGAAAAATCGAATTTATAAAATAATCTCAACTCCTGGAAAAAAGAAATCAAATCTTTTCTATCCATATTTAATTCAGTGCATAAATTATATACAAAAAGAATATTATTATATTCAGTCGAATATTTTGTAAGAACTTTTGTAAATCTTATTTCAGAAATATTTTCTTTATTACACTTTATCAAATCGTGGTATAATTTATTATTATAAAATGTCTTTATTAAGGAGCTCATTTCATTGAAAATCCATATTTGATTTTGAAAAGTGATTCGATCAATATAATCGGCAAAACATATATTTTCAAGGATCCTCAAATAAAAAGGAAATGCGATTTTCTTATCAAATGTTCCTAACATATCTACAATATTTTCGTGCCAAAGAAGTGCAACAATTGTGCGATCTGTTTCATTCATAAATTGATTATGTTCTTCTATTTTCTTAGGAGATGATATCAATAATTGTGTGATTTTTTTAGAATCTTTATTGAAAGATTTTACGTGAAAAATAGAATCCATTGTCTCCATTGTCAAAGATTCTGGTTTCTTCTGATAAATATTATTTATGAAAGATAATTTTCGCATATCTCCTTGAATAAAACTGGCAATTTTTGATTTTATTGGGTTCTCTATTTTTGAAAAAGTATACTCAATTATTTTTTCTGATTGTTTTATATTTGGAGGTTTCAATTCAAATGTATTACATACTTTCATTAATTCCTTTATTTTTTTATCGACATAATAATTACCAATACAAATAATTGGATTTAGTGTTTGGTTCTCTAATTTCTGTTTTTTCGTTTTTTTTTGACGAATTAATTTTATCAATGATGTGATTCCTCCTTTATCTCCATTATTCATAGATTCTATTTCATCCATAACAATAACAATTTTCTTCTTTTTTTTTGTCATCATATTGAGAACATTTTGATTTGATATATTATTACTTGTTATTGTATCAATGAGCGATTTATTTCGTATATCACCTGCATCATATTTTATAATATCATAATTTAATTCTTTTAATAAATTCATTATAAAAAAGGTTTTTCCACATCCTGGTTTTCCATATATATAAATACCTTTTTTGAATGTGATATTGGAACAATTATCATCAAATGATATCAAAATATTTTTTATTTCATCATAAATACCATTGCGGTCGAGAACCTCATTTATTTTTATTTGATTTATTTGATTTGGAATTTCATTATTCATACTTGGTTATCAAATAAAATTATAATAATATTATAAGTTTATTATTTATTTTTATCCTGTTTTTTACGCATTATTTATTTTCGAAATGCACTGAAATCGTTGGTAATGGGAATAAAATTACCTCCTTTAGATGGAAGTGCACCATATGCTGAATAGTTATCAATAGGTGTTTTTGTATTTGCATTACTTGCAGTAGATTGATATACTGAGTTCAAATTACCAGCTGCATAGGTTCCATTTTGGTTTGAACCTGTAGGGACAGGAAGAGAATTAAATCCATTATTACCATTTGTAGTATAAATATTAGAAACGTTTGTTGCATTACCTTTTCCAATTGAACCAATTGTATTAATTGCATTATTTGCAACATTTTCAGCTGCACCTACTGTAGTTGTCACAATATTACCTGCTGCATCAACTGTATTATTGAGGACATTACCAGCTGTATTTACTGTATTGTTTAAAACTGATGAAACTGGTCCACCATTGTAAGAAGGTGAATGAGAAGGTGAAGATGCATAATAAGAAGGAGGTGTAGGAATTGTTGAATTATTATTACTATTTGTATTTGAGCACGTAGGACAACCAGAAGCACAACCCGGACAAACAGGAGGAACTATTTGTGTTTTCAAAAGATAGTCTTCTGAGAAATTTTTACCGCCAATATTCAATGTTCCTGGATTTTGAACTGAACTATTGGCTGTTGTATTCCAATACCAGAACCATTTCCAGTATTCGGATGAATTCAAACCAGTATTTGGCATACCAGCGGTTCCATACATATTTCCTGACATATTTCCATTTATCGGTTTGTTGATGAAAATATTTTGTGGTCCAGATGGAGTAAAGACAACGGCATTTACAATTTTAAACATACCTTGTGTGCTATCATTGGTCAAAACAAATACAAGTGTATTTTGTTGATTTGCAATATATACAACCATAAATTGTCCAATACTTTTTGTCCAAGAAATGAAATCTACTGAATCCACTATATTGGAAAGATTACTTGTAGTAATTGGATTTCCGCTACGATTATAAATAATTATTCCTTGTGTTGATTCAGGTGATTCAAATACTAGATTTCCATTAGTTGTGTCAAATGCGACTAAATTATTTAATTGATATAATTTATTACCTGGGCCGTATTGTGGGAGAATAACAAAAGTATTATCACTTGGATTTGAAGAAAGAGATGGATTATCTAATATTGGTAATGTTGGAAATGATCCGTTATTAAAATAACTTTTTTCTTTTATCATACCATTTTTATCAAATAAGAATGAATAAATATTTTGCGATTTTGTTTGATTGAAAATATGGATAAATGTTGTTGTCCCCCAAGCAAAGTAGAATATTTGATAACAATCTGTATTTTTACTACGTGTAAGATATGTAAAATTAAAATTATTATCATTTACAACTGATGGATAATTAGGTAAAATATTAGTTGTATTTCCAGCATATGTTTGTGCTAAAGAATTACGATCAATTACATAAATATTAGTTATTTTATTGGAATTATTTGTTGATGTGAATGAAGGTGTATGTGCTGGTAGTGGTGTATGTGCTGGTAGTGGTGTATGTGCTGGTAGTGGTGTATGTGCTGGTAATGGGGTATGTGCTGGTAGTGGTGTATGTACTGGTAATGGGGTATGTGGTAATGGGGTATGTGCTGGTAGTGGTGTATGTGCTGGTAGTGGTGTATGTACTGGTAATGGGGTATGTGGTAATGGGGTATGTGCTGGTAGTGGTGTATGTGCTGGTAGTGGTGTATGTGCTGGTAATGGGGTATGTGGTAATGGGGTATGTGGTAATGGGGTATGTGGATTCATACCGGTCATTGGCTCATTAATTTTTTGAACTGTCTGAGAATTATTTTGTATATTTTGTATGATTTGCTGACTTTCGGGTGTTTTTACAAGAGCCACATAATCTTGTTGTGTTGTAATTAAATCATTTACTAATTGTTGTCCAGATGGACTATTTTGAATATTTTGAATATCCGATTGAACATCACCTATAAGCTTAACTACTTGTGGAGAAGCCTGTGTATTTTTTACATCACCAACAAGTTTAGTTACTTGTGGAGAAGCTTGTATATTTTTAACATCATCCATAATAATAGCTACTTGTGGAGAACTTGTTATATTCTGAACATCTGTTTTTAGATTTTTTATCATCGCTTGAGAAGCAGGTGTTTGTATTGTATTTTTAAAATCATTTTCAAGATTATGTAAATCATTCTTATAATTTATTGCTGTTGGAGAACTCAATAGATCTGATACATTAGTAATAATACTACTACTAGAAGGTGTAGCATATGGTGTGGCATATGGTGCGACAGATGGTGTTGAAGATTGTGCGACAGATGTTTCAACAAAAGCAGGAGCATCAATTTCAATCAAATTACCATTTTTATTATCAAAATACATATTGTCGTATAGTTTAATAACATTTACAGAAGCAGAATATTGCGGAATATTTACAGAATCTCCCATATTTGCAGTTACGTTAAAATCAACAAATCCTTCTGATTTTGCAGAAAATCCTTGTAGTATTTTATTTTTTCCAAAAACAATTGATAATACTAAAATAAGTAATAATATTATAAAAATAAATAATGGACTTGTCAATATTTCAATTAAAGCTGACATTATATATATTAGAATCTATACTTTATATTAGGAAAATATATGACTGAATATATTTGAAAATATCGGTATAAAAATAATTCTTTAAATATAATTAGTAGAATTATGTCTAAATCAAAATTATTATTACCATTTTTTGATATCAATAACAAATATGAAATTGCAACAGATGAAGCCGGACGCGGTCCTATGTTTGGAAGGTTATATGTTGCCGCCGTAATTTTACCTAAAGATGATTCTTTTGATCACTCTCAGATGAAAGATAGTAAAAAATTTCATTCCAAAAAAAAAATCGCAGAAGTCGCTGAATATATTAAACAAAATAGTATTGCTTGGTATATTCATTGGATTGAACCAGAAGAGATTGATAAAATCAATATAAGACAGGCTGTATTGAAAGCAATGCACGAATGTATTAAAAAATGCACAGAAAAAATAGGTTCTCTTATTTGTGATGAATATTTCATTTTAGTGGACGGAAATGATTTTGTTCCTCATATGATATTCAATGATACAACAGATACCTTACAACAAATTCGACATCAAACAGTAGAAGGCGGTGATAATAAATATACTGCAATCGCAGCAGCATCTATTTTAGCTAAAACTGCCCGTGATAGCTATATTTTGGATTTATGTGAGAAATATCCAGAACTAAAAACTAAATATGGTATTGATACTAATATGGGTTACGGAACAAAAATTCATATGGATGGAATACGAGAACACGGAATTACACAATGGCACCGTCGTAGTTATGGTTTATGTAAAAATGCAAAAATATGTGAAATAATATAAAAAATATTATAAAAAATATCTAATTATTCATAATCATCATATCATCAATCGATTTTTTCGTAATAGTCATAAAATCAGTCATTCTATCTAATACACTATAACCAATTAAGAATTCTTCATTTTCTTGGTAAATAAATCCTAGCGTGTATTCCACTTTTTCCTTTGTAAAAGTAAAAAATGGCGTGTATTTTTTTAATTTATAAGTATTTGCGTCGAGAACCACAAAAATATGATAATAATAACGGCGATCTTCGTAACTTACTGAATGACATATAAACCAAATTTCATCTCCAATATTTACTCCATTCGTGCTTCCGCGTAGATGTCGAAAAAAATACGGACTATCAATGAAATTTTCTTTAACAAATTCATCATCCTCTACTTGTCCTAAAATTATTGGATACCAATTATAAACCATTTTTTTCTCATTTTTATTATTTTGAAAGAGAACCCAATTTTTTTCTATTTTATTCTGATTCTCAATTTTCAAAAATTTACTATCGGTTTTTCTCTCTTTAATAGAACCGTGTTCAATGACCATATTTCCATATCTCAATCCACGATTTGCAGAAAATAATAATTCTCCTTCATAATTAAATAGTCGAACATCTTCTAAACCAACATATACATTATCAAAATTTGTATCATATTCTAATAAATATTCTTCTTCCTTTTTCCAAAGAGATTTTGATATATCAATTATAGCAATCACATTCTTTGTAGTAATATGTTCTTGGTTCTCATAGTTTCCATCATCATTTATTTTATAATTAACATATCGCATATTGATTACTAATTTACCATTGTTCATACAAATAGAAGGAGAACTAGAACAAAAATTATCCAAATCTGTCGCTAATAATTTTTTCCCTACATTTTTCAATAAATCTAGGTTTTTTTCAGAAATACTAGTTGTTTCTGAATCCTTCAATTTTGATACATAAAATTTATAATTAGATAAAACATTTTTATTTGTATTATCATCTAAAAAAGGATAAGCTAATACCTTCATTGAGGTTTTTGCAATATTTGCATTATTCAATTTACAATAATAAGCCATAATAGTTAATTCATAATCCAATTTATAATCATAAATATCCTTTTTCAAAAACAAATAATCGAGAACCTTTATTTTTTTTCTTTCGTTTGCTGCAATCACATAGAATTGATAGGCCAAATTATATTTTTCATTTTTTCTATAATAGGTAACTATTTCATAAAGGTTCTCAATCCTTTTTGGAAAAAAATTGTAACCTTCCAACCAATAATAAATTGCATTTACCATATCATTTTTTCTTGAATAACAATCTCCAATGGAATAATAGCAATGCCATACTTCCTCAAACCATCCACCTATTTCAATTCGTTTTTTATAAGTTTCAATTGCATTATCAAGTTCTCCATTATCGCGATAACTATTTGCTAAATAAAATGTATATCTATCATTATTTGGTAATTCTTCAAGTCCTTTTTTCAAAAGAGCAATATCACGTTTATATTTATCGTCTTTGGAGCCGCCATCACCAATATCTACTATGAAAAGATCATTTTTTTCAAATACTTGATACACGAAATGTTTTGGACAATTGACATATTCGTGAGTGACACCCCAATATTCTATTTTTTCATTATTTTTAACTATACGCAGATTTTTATAATAAAATGATTCTGTTCCCTGAAATAGAAAATATGCGTGATCACGTAATCCACGTTTCAGTTCTTCTGGAGGAATATTTGGATTAATACGGAGAACCATATCTGCATCTAACAATAATAAATAATCAGCATTTGGAAGATCTGAACACTGTTTCAATGCAAAGGTGCGATTATATCCAAAATCACGAAAAGGTTCTCTTACAATTTTTCCTTGGATACCCTGCTGATGAAAATAATATTCAATTATTTCTATAGTATTATCAGTGCTTCCTGTATCACAAATACAATAACTATCTATTAAAGGAGCAACTGATTGTAAAAGACGTAGAATGATTTTACTCTCGTTTTTTACAATCATATTCAGACATAATTTAGGATAATTAGATAATGATGATGATGACATTTGTAATATTTATATGAGATATTTATTTATATATTTTTATGTAAAATTGATTTATTTTCAAATAAAAAATATTATTTTAACAGTATTTAATAATGGCTTTACGAGAAAAAAGAGATAATTCATTACAATCACTTGAAATTGTAGTAGGTAAAAATGTTATTTATAAAGAAACCAACAATAGTTATTGCTGGTTAGCAAAAATTATTGAAATTAGAGATAATTATATAAAAATTAAATTTCACGATGAATCCTTTTATCCAGATCATATTTATCCACAGGGTGTTCCTTATATGTTTGTTTGGGATAAAACAACATTGTATAATGTAAATGAATTGTTATATCGACAATATATTCTAAAATAAAAAAATCTGAAATAAAAAAATCTAAAACAAAAATAATAATAATAATAATATATTATAAAAAGAATGTCTTTTACACGATTTAATTATGATCGAGATAGAACTAAAAAAAGTATTGAAGAAAGTAGTTTTGCTGGTAAATATGCATTGAATACACCTGGTCCTGGTGTCAATGTTCCTTTTATGGAAGATCCTCATATTAGAGCACAAAAATGGGGGGCAAATATGATGACTAATACAGTAAATTTAGAGAGTGATTTATTTGGATTATCACGTCCTATTAATCGTGATTTATCGGAAACCAATGATTATAAGAAAAACAAGGTTGATACATCTTCTGTTTTTTATTCAAGTTCTCAACCATTTATTGAAGAATCTAGGGCAAGTCATCCAGCCTGGATGTATAAAGATTTAGAACAAACACGATGGGAAACCCCTTTTTTAAATCCTCAAAATAATTTAGAAAAATTATTTCAAGACAATATTCAAACGCGCATTTTAGAAAAAGATTACTTTGTTCCAACAATTAATCAACCAACAGGAATCCGTGAAATGCTTCCATAAATCAGGAAGTAGGGAACCTACGACCACCTCCCTTAAATAGAGAACCCTTTAATTCTTGATATAATATAAAATTATTTATCAAACGGAAGAGTAGGTTTCCTGTTTAGAATATATATATATTATATAATTATATAAATATATAATAAATATAATGGAAGTATTAATTACCGCAATAGGATTAGGAGGATTATATCTTATTTCAAAACAAAACAATAATGAAAATGATGATAGAAATGCCGAACCTTTTACAAATGGAAAATTACAACAATTACCAAATACAAATATCGAGAACCGAAATTATCCGAGCGAATATCCTATTATTTCTCCTGAAACTGATTTAACAAGCAAATTATCTAATGATAACAAATTCGAATCACCAAACGGTGTTTATACTGATAAATTTTTTGATCCTGCTTTTGTGACAACTGGTATGAATCGTGATACTCCCTTCTCAAACATAACCAGCCGTCAAAAATCACAAGGGGATTATTATTCAATGACTGGAGAACAAGTTAATGGTAGTTATTTTACTCATAATAATATGGTTCCATTTTTTGGAAGTAAAAAGAGGGATATTCATACAACAGCAAATGCCAATGAAAGTTCTCTTGATAATATGAATGGTTCTGGTTCTCAAATTATCATCAAAAAAGAACAAGCTCCTTTGTTTACTCCGGCGGAGAATCTTCAATGGGCGTTTGGTATGCCTAGCACAAGCGAATTTGTCCAATCACGTATGAATGTCAGTGCTAAGATGGAAAATGTAAAACCATTCGCTGAACAAAAAGTCGGTCCTGGTCTGGATTTAGGATATACTACTGAAGGTTGTTATGGATTCAATTCTGGTTTAGCAGCTCGCGATAAATGGGTTGACAGAGACGTAGACCAATTACGTGTATTAAATAAACCAAAACCAGGCGGATTTTTACAATATGGACACGAAGGACCCGCTATTAGTTATATTAAAGTTATGGGAGATATGGGACAAGGGCTTCAAGAAAAAAATCGACCTGATACAACATTTGAAATGGGTCAAGACCGTTTGTTAACGACAACTGGAATTGAAAAAGGACCAATGCTTCATCCGACACAAGTAGAAAGACATGTGAATCGTCCGGAAACTACTGCAAGTTATGCTGGTGGTGCTGGCTTTGTTGATGCAGAACATACATATGTCCCAGGTGAATATATGCCATCTACAAATATTGAATTGGGTCAAGTTCCTATTTCTGTTGCTAATGCCAATGGACGTAATTATGCGACAGAGGGTGATTACGGGATTAAAGGAAAAATGGCATATCCAAATAACCGCAGTGCAGTGAAACAAAATAGTTATTTTGGTGCTGTTGGTGGAGCATTTGGCGAAGCTGTTGCTCCTTTGTTAGATGTTTTACGTCCTTCTAGAAAAGAAAACACAGTCGGAACATTAAGACCTTATCAAAATCCTAAATCCGAAGTTCCTGAATCTTATATGTTTAATCCAGCTGATCGCACACCAACCACAATTCGTGAAACTACTGAAAAATCTCCATTCCATTTAAATGTGAATCGTAATACAGCACAACAAGGCGGTGGATATTTAGTATCCAAACAACAACCAATCAATAATTCACGTATTTTAACAAGTGATTTTTTCTATAGCGGTGTTTCTAGTGCTCAAGCTGGTTCTCAACAACAGCGTGCTTATGATGCAGAATATAGACAACGTAATAATGATGTGAAATCATCCACCAATGTTGGATATACTACTGGTGGAAATATTTCTCTTATGAATGGAAATATCAATCAACGAAATGATGTGCGAGATCAAGTTTTGAAAAATAACCGACGAAATGCACCTAATTTACCATATCAAACACCTAGTATTGATAGTTTTGGTAGACTCCAAGGAACTGGACCAATTACTTCTACAATTCAATTGGACAGAAATAATGGTAGTGTATTGAATCAATTGAAAGGAAATCCATATGCTATCAATACCGCATCGCAATTATAGTAGAAGAACCTACATATATTTGTTTTCACGAATCCAAATATTAGCAATATATTTTGTTCCACTTGTTAAAGGACTTCCTGCGTGAAGAGAAAGAGGATGAGTTTTTGTTTTTTTTGTATCCATTGAATAAAAGAGAACTCCACCATATTTTGCCGGTTTGAATTCTTCTTCAAGATTAATAAATTTTGTCGCTCCTCCAGTAAACTGGTCATTCAAATAGATAACCATTGTAACTGCACGTTGACCTCCATCTTTGACAAAGCGACGACAAAAATCATTTTTATCAGGACAAGAATCATAATGTTCATTATAATATCCATCCGAATCGTATTTTACGATTTGAATGGGTTCCACATTTTCAAAAGGATAACCGACTATATCACATACACGTTGAATAATTGGTCGAATTATAGGATCATTATTATTGAGTGTACTTGTTTGACTTTTCCTTACAGATACATTTGTTCCAGAAACAATTGTACTATCTGCAAAATTAGGTGTCGCCGATTTAATGATATATTTTGCTTCTATATCTGAAATAAAATTTTGGTATATTTTTGGTTTAATATATTCAGCAGATTTATCTGTCCATCCTAATTTTAGACGTTCATCTTCTGCATCTTCTGCTGATAAAATATTTGGGATTTCCATAAAAAAATGATTATAAATTACATAAAATAAAAACAGTAGGAATAGGAAAATAGAACTAAAAATCAAAAATAATCGCATTTATATAATTTACAAAGATAGAATTGTCTCGCGAATTCTAACTACAAAACAATGATGACATATTTACTGCTTCTAAATTATATTCCATTGGTGAAAATAAATTCATCAAGATTTCATCACTGCGGAATCTGATCGTATATTCATTCTGCACATTATTACGACCAATACGTCCCATCGCTTGAATTGTCTTTTGTTGAGTCATATTGGTCAAATCATCTCCAATGAATCCGTGGCAGAATTGATAATTCGTTCCATAAATATAATCCGATGATGCAATAATTAAGAAGAGTTTCTGATCATATGCGAGTTTTTTCATTAATTCCATATACTGAAGTGAGGCTGTCCTTAGTTCATTGTTTTCCTCCTTTTTGAAAATACCAATACCCAATAATAATAATATCTTCATATTATTAGGAACGCCAAGCATCATTATTTCTTTGATATTTGCCTCTTCAATTCTGGTAGTGAAAGCTTTTGTGTTTATTTGTTTTTCTGGATTCCATATTTCTTGATGTTCCGCGCGATTTGGAATATACTTTGGATTCATATCAATCATTCGAATACCGCCTCGTAGTTGATTGATTCTTTCGGTGAGAGCACGTGTTTCTTTAGTAATGAATTCTTTTTCCATTTTTTTCTCCTTTTCCATTTCATTTCCTAATTTATCCTCTAAATTCTTCTCCAATATTTCCAGCTTTTCTTGGATTGTATTATTTTGTTCTATTTTTTCCATCAATGATTGAAATTCTCGTTCTGGTATATTTGATTGTTGAATATAAAATTGCCCCATTTTTTCAACATTTTCTGCCAAATAAATCGCTGGTCCATCTGTAAGCGTATGTGCATCGGCGGTTGTCAAACGAATACCGGATACTTCTTCTGTATTTTCGATCAAAGGTAGAACTTCAATTGTTTCTGGAGAAAGACCAGCAAAACTTTGCATACGAGTAATTTTATTGTTATTTATGGGAGATTTCATATTTACTGCTGATTCACTCTTGATTTTTCGAAATGATGAATCAGTATTTGCTTGATAATCATACTTTTTGGATTGCGTCGAAGTCATAAAAATGAAGCATTGTTCCCATTTCGTGGAGTCCAAATGATTCAATATTTCCAAGTAATAAATCTTTATAGAATTCATTGTGATATCTGTGATTGAATGAAAATAAGATTCGATTTTATATTTATCGTCGTCCAACATATCTGTATCATTCACAAATTTGATGAACCGAATAATTTCCACCAAATCAAAATATCGTAAGAGTGTCTTGTTTTCGTTACAATGTGCAGAACATTTTAATAAATCTCGATAATTACGAAACAAAAGATGTGGTAAAACACATTTGTTTTCTGTATTCAACAGCGAGATTGTTTTCTTACAATCATAACTGTTGATAATATGAATTTGAGCGTTTTCGAATTTCATTTTGAAATCATTTATAGTTGTCATTATTTCTATTTCTTTAGGAAGAGTCGCACAAGAGAGAACCAATTTCGAAATCTTGTTTTCAACCCAATTTCGATGAATCGTTTCGTGTAATTCGTGTTCTTCATAATCCATTGTAATCGTCGGTTCATCCCAATAAGTAATAATATCTGTTTCTGGATTAAATGCCAACATATAATGCATTGCTGTCAAATAGGATTTTACGTCGCAAATCATAATTTCCACTTTATCGCCAATACTGTTATCCACTTTACCGATACCACCGGATTTACGGTTTTTCGTATAAGTAGAGGCCGCAAAATAATGAAGACGAATATCCGACGCAGTTTCACAACCAAATGCAAATGCCACTTTTTGACCCATTGAAATAGCCGATTTTGCTAAAGCTAGACCTACGTGTCTTGCGACACAGACAAATATTACTTTATATTCCTGAGCAAGGCCAAGAGGAGAAAGCGTTTTTCCAGTTCCAGTTGGTGCAGTATAAAGAACCAATTTTGGTATTTCTTTCTGGGTCTGAAAAATGGTGAATAAATCCTTTTGATGAGTGAAGAGAGTTAAATCTTCATATTTAATGAGGTATAGATTTTTTTCGATGAAATCATAGGAATGATAGACAATTGTTTGGATATTCGTATAATTAGACGCATAATCGATAATTCGATCCACAAATTGCTGGACATATTGATTGATCTGCGGAATTGTCGATTTTTTGAATTGAATAAGAGTATATAAATAAAAGATGAAATTAGTATTTTTTTCGTGAATCGATTTCAATATTGTTTTACAAAAATCGACTAATAAAAATTCAAAAATATTGGGTTTATTTTTTTCTATATTTGATTCTGTATTTTTTAGACGAATAATATCGGCTTTTTTGAGTGTTTTCAATGAAGATTTTATTGTAGGAGCAAATTGAAGAATCTGTTGTAGATGCGGCGAAATGGGTTCTTTTACAGGTCGTAAAAATTTGTCGACCATTTGTTTGATATCTTTTTCGAAATATTGGAGATAAAGATTGAATTCTATTGTTTGTGAAAATTCAATTTTTATATGTTGAAATAGAGATATATTAGTATTGAAATGTATATCTGGGTTTCGAAATCCTCTCGAAATGGTTTCGAGAATCTTCTTTTCTTTATCAGAGACGGGAATTTCAATATTTCCCCATTCCATTTTACTGAGCTTATTCTGAGTCAAATCCATTGTTATGATTGTTAGAGGTTTCTTTAAATAATAATATAAAAATATTATTAAGAATTTTGAATCAATTTTATGAAATTGAATGTAAAAAAGATAAAGAAAAATATTCATCTTTTAGTATAAGATGAATATTTTGAATACTGTATTTTCAGGTTCTCGACCAAAAGAAAAAAATAAAATAAATTTTGAAGATATGCAAAAAGTAATGAGATATCCCGAACAATATATATTGATTAATACATTAGCCGATAATGAACAAAAATGTGTTATTAAAAATACGATTTCTACGTCAATGGAGGAAAAAATGATAAATGAATTTTTAGAAAATTATGAGATGAAACTACAGAAAATTGTTATTTATGGAAAAAATGCCTGTGATTCTAGTGTAGAAAAGAAATATAAACAATTGATTTCTCTTGGTTTTACTGATATTTATATTTATGTTGGTGGATTATTTGAATGGATGCTATTACAGGATATTTATGGGGCTAGCGAATTTCCAACTACTTCAAAAGAATTGGATATTTTGAAATTTCGTGGTGAAAAGATTTTATAATTTTTCTTCTTCTTCGTCTCGATATTCTTTATTTTCTTCACTATTTAAGTTGGTTATTACAGGAGGTCCATCTATATTTTGAGGATCAATATCATATGCTACTGCTTTATCACCATCATCAATAATTATATTATGAATTTCCTGAGGTTCTTCTGGATGATTTTCTTCTTCTTCTTCTTCTTCATCTTCATTTTCATCTTCATTTTCATCTTCTTCTTCCCCTTCTTCTTCCTCTTCTTCATCAGGGGGTTCCTTTTGTAAAGAGGCAATAGCTACAGCAATTATTTTTTTCATTTCCATTTCCATTTCTTCTATTTTTTCTGGTTCTTTTTGTAAAGAGGCAATAGCTACAGCAATTATTTGTTTCATTTCTTCATCTGAAAAATTAGAAGATGAAATTTGTTGAGTGTCATTAATATTATCATCAGTTTTTTTGTTTTCAAAAAAATCAATAACATTTTTACAAGTAAGATTTGTAAATTTGTTTTTTACAATACCTGGAATTTCTTTATATTTAAAAAGAAATTTTGGTTCATCTGAATTTTTATAACCAATTAATTCATAATGACCACCACTATAACTTAAAAAAATAAATTTGGTATCACTGTTTATGGTTGTTTTTCGATTACACCTAATATACGGTTCTCTAATTCTTTCTTCAAAATTTATTACAATAATATTCAGTGTATCTTGTATAATTTTAATTGAACTTTCATTTGCCCAATACCGTTTATCTAACACAAATTTTTTATAATTATCGGCTTCGAGTAAATCTCCAAATTCTTTATACTCATCTGTTCTATCAAATCCCAAAGTATCTTTTAAAGCATCATCTGGAATATCATATCTACCTTCATCATTTTTGGTGTATATATCACCAATAATATTATAATCGTTTATCAACTTATTTAAATCAATTTTTGAAGCAACTATTTGACGAAGTTGTTGAATTGTATCATCATCAATAGGTATAGGATTTCCATTAACCGTTGGTATTTCTTGTCCAACTGATTTATATGCCTTTCTAATTGTATCAAAAAAACAATCTCCATCAGTAGGGGTTGTTATAATTATGAATTTATTTGCTTCGTCTGTATTTTCTCTTGATAATTTCTCTTTCCAAAAAGTTCTTTTTTTATCAATATTATAGGGTTCGCCTTTTACAGTTATAGATTCTCTGTTTACATTTATATATTGTTTGTCTCCCATTTTAATATTTTAATTTACATTATCAATATAAAATATTATACAAAAATTATTCACATAAAACATTTGTAAATGGTATTTTCTCTTTAGGCACAGAAACTAATAATGGATTTATATCCATTCGTGATATCCAAAATTTATAGCAACCATCTATAATTGCAAATCCAATAGAAAACTCGACTCCTATATTTTCAAAATAAAATATTTCCGTATATTTCAAAGGTTGTAAATTCGTTTTATCTAATAAAACCAGCATATTGAAATACCTTCTTGGAGTTGTATCTTCACTAAAATGGACGATACCCACTAAATTACCATCTTCTTCAGGATCCGGAACAAAAGTAGAAGAACCTCGTATTCGTTGAAAGATAACAGGTAGATTTTCTATTTTTTTTATGATTTCTAAAGTATTATTATCCGGATTTATTTTACCAATTTCCATAGGATACCATTTATATATAAAAAAGAGGTCTTCATTTACACCTTTTTGCATCGAAGATGCGCAAAGTAACCGTTCCAATTCATTCATTTCTGCTCCTTTTTGGGGCACATTGAATGAGAGTTGGTGCAAAACAATAGGAATCCAATTTTTTTCATATGTTGCATTATAAGGTGAATTCAAAATACGACAATCACTATATGTTTGATCATTTATATTATATTTTCCAATAATTATACGATTTGTCCCTGTTGGTGAATAATTTACATTTGTTGCAATAAAAAAAACACAATTATTATATTCAAATAATCGTATATCTTCTAAACCAAACGAAAAAGAATTGGCATTTGAGGGTAAATCAATATTATCATTCATTTTTAGTAAAAATTTAGGACTCAAATTATTATCTAATTCTGAAAATAAATTGAAATTTTCAATAAACGATTTTCCATTTTTATAAAGATAAAATCCTTGTGGTTGTATTTCATAGTTGATATATCGAGTATTCAACAAGTGTTTTCCTTGAAAATAAAGATAAGATGCAGAACCTGGAGAAAAATTATCAATCAATGGATAATTATATTGTATAATTTTATCAGAAATATCAAATAATCGGATGTATGAATAATGAATTGGTATTTTTATCATACTATCATTATGATCTGCTAGAAACCATCTCGGTTTCCAATTTTGATTTGTTTCTAACCACGCCCAAAAATTTACTTCCCATACCATTTTTTTTGTATTATTCAGAAATATAGGAAAAAAAATCAAATATAATTGATAAAAATCTGAAATAGATTTTGCATCTCCAATAAAAAAACCTCCGCAAAATCGCCAACAAATTCTGTTCAAATAATATTCTGAATCATTTGCATCTATTTTATTCCAGCAACCAGGAATATATAAAAATGGAGAATTTGAAAATTTCATTTTAGATATATCATTTAGATGCTTTTTTGAATACTCTTTTTCAGTAAAAATATGAGAAATAGAAAAATCTATCCAAGCAAAATAACTAGAATTCCAAGGATTCTTTTCAATTGTATCATTCATAAACTCTATTTTTGAATGCATTAATAACATATATTCTTTGGTATCTTTTTTTTCGTATCTTGTTTCGGGCATTGTTATATCAGGATGCAAATCACACATCTTATAAAATTGAGTATCTTTCAATTCTATTGTTTGAATTAATTTAACATTTGGATATTTTTCTGCAAGGGTTTTCATCTGGTTCTCATAACAAGAAGAAGTATATAGAGCAATTTGTATTCCACTAGAAGCAATTTCTTCAAATCTTTCTGTATACCAGTCTATATTTTTATGTTCATATGGAATATCATTATAAATATTTAGGAAAGAAGAAACAAAAGTAATATTTGATGGATTTTCCATTTTTATAGATAAATAATTGAATTTTATTTTATATTATATTTTTTTGTTTATATTTGTATTTGTATTTTTGTATAATCAATTCTATAAAATTGATTATACAAATTCAAATAATGATAACGACAAATTATTAACCAAAATGAATTACGAAACGAAGTTGCCATTTGCTGAAACGAAGTTGCCATTTGCTGAAACGAAGTTGCCATTTGCTGAAACGAAGTTACCGTTGGCAGAAACGAAGTTGCCATTTGCTGAAACAAAGTTGCCGTTGGCTAAAACAAAGTTGCCGTTGGCTGAAACAAAGTTACCGTTGGCAGAAACGAAGTTACCGTTGGCAGAAACGAAGTTGCCGTTATCAAAATTAAATCGATATAATCGTATTATAGTTTTTGACGTAGAAACCAATGGATTAATCAAAAAAGATATGAAGCCTTATATTCTACAGTTGAGTTTCATCATTTATAATGTTTACAAAAAACAAATCGAAAAAACGTGTAATTATTATATTAATGTGCAAGATTCAGTATCAATTGATCCATTTATTACAGGACTGACAGGAATCACTCGTGAAATATGTAATTCAAGAGGAGTAGATATATTAGATGCTCTTTTTGAATTTTATAATTGCTATATGACGTGTGACTGTGTAGTAGCTCATAATTTAGAGTTCGACAAACAAATGATACAGATTGAAATACAAAGAAATATGAATCGAATGACCAACAAATATTTTTATATGATGTTGTTTTTCAATGATAACTATTCTAGTATATTTAATATTGATACTTATTGCACTATGAAAACCAATATCGAATTTTGTTCCATTTATTTTCAAAATTCCAAGAAAAAGAAATATCCCAAATTGATCGAATTATATCAAAAATTATTCAATGAAACACCTGAAAATTTACATAATTCTTTGATTGATGTTCTCGTATGTCTTCGTTGTTTTCTAAAAAGACGTTTTGAAATTATTATTCCACCAAGACAATTTGAACAATTATTATCTATAGAAACTAATGTATGATCTACGCACTACACGCTTCACATATTTCATCTTCTTGTTGTATTTCTCCTGTAGTTTCCCTCTTTTCTGGTTCAATTGTGAATTGTTGTGCTTGATGTCTTCCTCTTCTACGTAAATAATAAATACCCGTTTTAAGCCCCTTATTCCAAGCATAAAAATGCATTGATGTTAAATTATTATAATTCGGATCCTCCAACCATAAATTCAAACTCTGACTTTGACAAACAAAAGCACCTCGTTCTGCTGCCATATCAATCAAATGTTTCATCGGTATTTCCCATACTGTCTTATATTTATCTTTTATATTTTGCGGAATAATATCAATATGTTGAATACTGCCGTGGTTGGCAATGATATTATTTTTTATTTTTTCATTCCATAAATCCAATTTGATAAGATCATTCATCAAATATTTATTGGCTACAATGAATTCACCTGCAATGGTTCTCCTACTGTAAATATTACTAGTTATTGGTTCAATACATTCATTGAATCCAAGAATTTGTGAAGTAGATGCAGTAGGCATTGGAGATAAAAGCATTGAATTACGGAGACCCTTTTCTTGGATTTCTCGTTTGAGTTTATTCCAATCATATCGTTCTTGTCCAGGGTTAACATCCCATAAATCAAATTGGAGAATACCTTGACTTGCAGGAGAACCTTGGAATGTTTCATAAGGTCCATCGCGGACGGCCAATTCCACGGATTCTTCCAAAGCTGCGTGATAAATTGTCTCAAAAATATTCTTGTTTATTTGTTTGGCTTCTTCACTATGAAATGCAATATCAAGTTGTATAAAAGCATCTGCTAATCCTTGGACTCCAATACCAATTGGTCGATGTCGCATATTACTGACTCTGGTTTTTTCCGTAGGATAAAAATTTCGGTCAATGACTTGATTCAAATTATAAGTTATGAGCCTTGTCATTTGATGTAGTTTTTCATAATCGAGTTTTGGAGATTCAGGATCACTTTTATCGATGAAACTGGGAAGAGCAATACTCGCCAAATTACATACTGCGGTTTCATTGGAATCTGAATAGAGTGTAATTTCGGAACAAAGATTACTGGATTTTATAATACCGACATTTTTCTGATTGGATTTTTTATTGGTTGCATCTTTATAAACCAGATAAGGAGTGCCTGTTTCCATTTGAGCATCCAAAATTTGAAACCATAGTTCACGGGCATTCACCGATTTTCTGCCTTTTCCTTCGGACTCGTATTTTGTATAGAGTGCTTCGAATTCATCGCCATATACATCGGATAATCCAGGACATTCGTCGGGACACATAAGAGTCCATTTTTCGCCGGCCTTAATACGTTTCATAAGCAAGTCGCACATCCATATAGCATAAAAAAGATCACGGGCTTTTAATTCTTCGTCTCCGTGATTTTTACGCATTTGGAGGAATAATTCAATATCTGCGTGCCAAGGTTCCAAATAAATTGCGAAACTTCCATTACGACGGCCGCCTCCATTATGAACAATACCCGTTTCCAGCATATAATTATGTTCATTGGTCATTTGTAAATCATATAAAACGCCTGAATATGTTGAAGTTTTAATATTTTGAACTGGAACTAACAGAAAATTCTTATATCTTTTACTTATGATTTTTCTGTCAGGCTTATAGGAATTATAAATCAAACCTAATCTTAAATTCATAAAAAAAATAGAATCATCAAAATCATCATAATGAAAAAAACCAAGACCATCTAATATTTTCTGTATTTTGTTTGGTGGCAAAAATAACCAACGTTCTCCTATTTTATTTTTGGAATTCTGATAAAAATCAGAATGAACAAATGGTAGATTCACTGATTTATTAAATTTCAGTTTGTTCATTGATTCTTTTATAAAAAATTCATACTTTATGTTATATTTATTCAAAAAATCTTTGATCATATCTAATTCAAATGAATAATGTTCAATTTCGTACGTTTCAAAACTTTCTATTTGATATAATGGATCATAACCATTCATATATTCATTATTATTGAAATTATTTACAATTCCAGAAAATATCAATCCATAGATATAACAAATTTCTTCTGTTAATTCTGGAAAATCTTTTACATAATTAGGAATCGAATAAACCAAATATTCATCTTTTGATACATTTTTTGCATCAAACCATTCGAATTTAGCTAATCCTAAATCTAAATCTTTGTTTATTATTTCTTCTGTTTCATTTATATAATTTGTTAATACATAAACTGGATGTTCTGGTGTTATCAATAAAGATTTGAAATGGGTAAAAATTTCAATTATTGGTCCCGAATAAGAATGTTCTAATACCTTTTCTATAGTTTCAAAATTTCCTGATCGATTTATTATTTGTGTTGATTGCGGTTTGGTATTACATATTTTCATTGGACCATCCTTTGTGTATATGAGTGTTTGTGGATGGACGCATTGATCAACATATTTTGCCGTATTATTAAATACTTTCAACATTGGAACGATGCCGTTAGATTGGCCATTTGTTCCACGAATATGACTTCCTGATGCCCGGATATTATGAATATGAAGACCAATGCCTCCAGCCCATTTTGATATCATTGCGCAATCTTTTAATGTATTATATATGCCGGAAATGCTGTCATTTTCCATTGCCAATAAAAAACAGTTTTCAGCCACTAAACCTTGAACTACATAAGAATGATCGTCTTTTACACCAAGCGTATATACATATTCTGGTAGGTTCTCAGTTATCTTCCTTTTTACATTTATTCTCAAAAATATATGATTATCAATTTCAATAGTCGTATTAACGCGTTCATTTTTAATAAGTCTTTCATCATCATAATGTTTTTTTACCCAAGCCATTATTTCAGGAACCCAAGGAATAGTCATACGTCCAATATATGTATGTCTATCTTTATAAGGTTTTGACATTAGTGTAAGTGAAGTATCAAAACCAACTGAACGAGTAACTTGAAAAATAGAATTCATTAAAGGTTGATTTGATAATTGTAAAACTATACTTCCAGAAAGAGTAATGCATCCGTCAGTGCTAACAAGTCCGCCAAGAAAAGCAGATATCATTTGGCGATTCCAAGAATATATTCTTCGATTTAAGAATTTTTCAGAAGACAATTTTCCAAACAATATGTTGAATGCATTTCCAACTGCTGAATTATTAAATGTAATACTGAGACAGTTTTGGGTTTTAGAATTATATACAGAAGCATAAACACCAAGATATTTTTCTCCAATACGAATAATTTCAGATACAAATGTTTGATTATTTGGATTTTGAGCAAATGCAATTCCACAATGTGTTTGAATACTTTTTGAATTTTTACCAAATAATATGCATCCGTCTCCATACCAGGAACCAAGAAACCAAGCAAAATTTTCATCGATAGTTATATATCTTTCAAACCATTCGCCTTTTTTATTCATTCCCGCAGGACGGTAATCACTTTTGAAAAATGTATTTCTACGCATTAATGTTCCTTGAAATTCATATGTATATGTTGCATTTTCAAAAGTGGTTACATCTTTAAGTACCTCGTATAAATCTAATATTTCATAATTTTCAGGAGAAATGTTTATTTTTTTTGGAATAGAAATCCAGTCTCCTATCCGTAATTTATCTATACTATTCCATTGTGGTTTTTCACCCCATTCTAATTGTTCTTTCGTAATTGACCAAAAACGATGATTATCTGTAACATTTATAGTTGGAGTTTTATAGACTTTTACTTCAAATAATGTGCGGTTATTAAGTAGATTTTTATGTGTCTGAACTACTGGTTTAACTAAACCTGTATGTGTTACAACTGTATCTCCAATTTCAACATTCTCAATTGCCACTGGACCCCGTGATACAGTAAATACTGGAGTTCCTGCTACAAAGCAGGAACTCAACTGTGGGTGCGGCGTGCCAGAATTGAACAAAGTTGGCGTAGCATGAGTAAAATATTTCAATGACATTGCATCATACGTGTCCTTTATTTTTTCCAGATTATCGCCGTGAAGACCAATCGATACACGTAGCCACATATGTTGTGGTCGTTCGACTGTTTTATTATTGATTTTTGATAAATAAGCACGTTCTAACGTCTTGAATCCAAAATAATCAATCAAATAATCACGCGAGTAATCACAGAGTTTATTAAAAAAAGCGGAATTTTTCTTTACTACATTGAACAATTCTTCGCTGACCAAGGGCGATTGTTTGCCATTTTTATCTTTGAAATTATATAGAAGGCGCATTGTTTCAGAGAAAGAATCTTTGGTATTTTTCTGATGATTCGATACTACAATTCTACCGGCTAATACATTATAATCTGGATGAATAGAAGCCATTATAGCACATTGTTCAGATGTCAATTCGTCAATTTTTGCAGTGGATATCTTATCATAGAGTTGGTCAATAATTTTCATTGTTAAGGATGTATAATTGATTTTGATTCCTACTTCTTCTCCTAATTTTTTTATTCTGTTTAATATTTTATCAAAAGAAACGATTTCTGATTTACCGTTTCTTTTGGTAACATACATTTCATCTTTGTTTTCGTTTGATGTGGAGATGGACATTTATGCTATAGGTGTTATTATTATTACTATTGAGATACTTTTATATAGATTTTTTTCTTTAATAGATTTTTATATTTTAAACTTCAATCATTGTATCTTATACCATAAACACTGTATAAAACTGTATATATTAAAATATATAGTTTTATAAAAAACCTAAACTAAATATGCATTATATTTATTACATTATTTTTTTTGTAAAAATTATTACTAATCATCGCTATCACTATCGTCATCATCAATTTCCATTCCTAAATATCTTCTTATTGAAACATCTAACTTTTGTTCTATTTTTTCTAAAAAATGATCATTATCATCATAATTTTTCAAAATCAATTCTTTATTTATCTTGCCTTTACTAATTTCAATCTCAAATTCAATTTGAGAAATAAAATCATCTATATATTTTGGCATTTTTTGTAACATATTTTCTTTTATTTTATCAATCTTTTCTTTCAAAAATCTTATAAAATCTGATGGTTTTTTTTCTTTATCTGGACAAAATGTTCTCCAATAATTATAAAAATAAAACAAATTACTTGTTTCTAATTTATATTTTTCATTAATATTGAAGTAAATTCTATTCTTAATAATATCTACGTTATTTATGATTGAGTCTTGCCAATCAATATAATATGGTTCATTACTATCTAATGTAAAGACGCTTGTAATTACTTTTTTACCATTAAACTTTTCATAATCGTTTGATATTTCATTCTTATATATTTTTTTTGTATTATTTATCAAATGTGTATCAAATATGCTATTCACTAATATTTCATTATAGTTTAATGAATTAAATTGTGGTTTTATATAAACTATTATAACATTATTTTCGTCATAACCAATCAAGTTGAATTTTTTATAAATATTAAAATTATCATTACCATCATAACTTACTGAATGATTAATTAACCAATTTATATTAGGATAATTTTTATGAAACGAAAACATTATATTTTTTATATCATTTATTTTTTCAAAATGTTTAAAAAGATATAATTTCATATTATCTATTTTTTTATTTTTCACTTCTGGTATATGAGATGATTTATTAAAATGTTTTTTACACAAACAATTATCGTGTCCATTTATGTTATTGCAACCACTAAAACTATTGTTGTATATGTCAGTAACATCATAAATGTCGATTATATTTATATCTGAATTTTGTTTTTTATGAATAATTTGTATCATATAATTCAGTATAATACATTCAAATGGACATATATTTATGTTATCACTTTGCTGTAATAATTTTATTATTTTAACCTTCAAATGTTTAATTATATCTAAAATTGCATCAAAATATTTTATATAATCTTTTCCTTTATTTGAAATTTTTATAATAGGTATTATAAATATTTCTTTTTTATCTTCTAAAAATTTATAATACTCTCTTATATCATTTACTGGTTTAATTGTTGAATCGCAAATATTATTTAAAATAGCTATAATTTGTTTTTTTATGAATTTTGAATCAGGGTATGTTTTTTCTTTCTTGACAATTTCTAATAAAACATTTACATACAATGATGAATATCTTATAATATGATTTCCCATATCTACTATACGTTTTTCATCTTTATTTTCAATAATTGGTTCTAAATCTGTCGCCTTAATTATGTTTTCAAAAAATAATTCATAACTTTCATCTATAGAATTGCTTACAATTTCATCATTTTTTATACAATTATTGATTTTTATATTTGGTTTTATTTCTTCGCAAATTATATCACTTTGTCTATATTTGTTTATTTTTCTTGCTATTTTATCATTATTATTTTCATATCTAATATATAATTTTTCTTTCATTCTTGTTATTCCAACGTGAAATAATGAATCATATACTAAATTATTAGATACTTGACTAAATTTGTTTATTGCACTTTCATTAAATCCAATTATAAATACTACTTTTCGTCCATCACCCTTTGAAGCATGGCAAGAAACCATACGTGTAGAATATTCTGATTCAGATAAATCAATGGATGACCCTTCTTCTGATTTATGGAATACTGCATATCTATAATATTCGTCTATAGTAATATTACTTTTCCAACTCTTCATATATTCTGTATCATTTGTAAATTTATTTTTCCAAAAAATATTTATAGCTAACAATAAAGCATCTACAAGTGGATTATTTTTTGTAAAAGGTGTAACTATTAAAAAGTCTTCAGGAAATCTTTTATTTTCATCTACTTCATTTTCATAATGATTCATTATTATTTCTATTTCTTTAATTATAATTTCTTCAATTTCAGATGTTTTACAAGTAGAATCTACAAATTTTTTGCTAGTAAAAAATATTAATGGATTACTCTCTTCTCCATCGTATTCTTTATAAGGTTTAATTTCCGGGAGACCGTATTTTTCAAATGGAATCATATAATTTACAAACTCAACTAACTTAGGATGAGTAAATCTCCTACAAATATTTGTAGGTTCTAATTTAATTATATTTATTGAAGGAAATTCATTTTCTAAAAAATATATGAAAGCATTTTTTTCATTAGATATGCTTTGTAGTTTATCTCCGACAATAAAAACATCTATATATTTATTTCTCATTATTTGTACAATAGCTTTTGCATAATATTCTGGTGGATCTTGAAATTCATCAATCACTAGTAAGGTTTCTTTATTTAATTTTGGATTTATACCGCCAAAGTTAATTGTTCCGCAATTTTTAGTTTCAATATATCCATCTATAATAGAATAAATTAATCCTTCGAATCTATTAAAATGTGTATGATTTTTATTACCAATAGAATATGTAAAAGAATCTATAGTTGAAATTATAATCTGGCAACTTTTTTTAGATTTTTCATTGAAATATTTGATTATATATTTTTTATTATTTTCCGTTATTTCAATATTTTTTAAATATTGAAAATTATGTTTTTGATTTTCAAATTCTGTTTTGATAATATGCTTTGCTGAATGTTGTTTTGTGATATATATAAAATTAGTATAATGACATTTGTCATCGTCTTCTAACATTTTGATAATTCCATGAGTTTTTCCGTTTCCTGCCCCTTGTTGTTTTATAAATAAATTACATTGTTCAGGTTCTTCATTATTCCAAATTTCACAATCATTTTCAAGTGATGCAATAAATTCGTCTTTTGTTTTACCATTTTCTACATCAATCATACGACTTTTAACTTTATTTGGATATATTTTGTATATTTGTGAATCAATATCTATAAAAATATAATCATAACTTTTAAAACTTTCATATTTCCAGTATTCACTTGTAAACTCTAAATAAACACGATTGGAATAATTTAATATTTTAACATCAATACTTTTATTTCCATCAATTAACCAAATAATATCAACTCCGTGTAATTGATAATCGTGTTTTCTATTATCAACTTCTTCTTTTAAACATTTACTATGTTGTATCTCAAGTATTTTTTTATTGTTAATAGTTACATCAGCTCTGCGTTCTTTAATTTGTTGTGGTTTTCGGGGATATTTTTTTTCTATTATAGGAAAATAGCTTTGCCATTCACAGTGCCATAAAGTCATAGGATTACCACCTATATCATTACTGTTCTTATGTCTAAAATGTTGTATTCGCTTATCACCATTTACTAAAATTAACTCATGACCTTTTTGACAAGTTATTTTTTGTTTATTATTATTTTTTTTTATAAAGTCTTGAACATGCATTTGTTCATTATTTATAAAACAAAATTGCGACATAAAATTTATATTGCACGTATTGTTCATAATTATATTTATTACTGTTATTATGTGTGACAATATATTTAAATACATTTACTATATAATTTATACAAAATATTATATATAAATTAAATCATAATTGGTGTGTATAAAACAAAAAAATATTTTATTTAATGCACGTGTCTTAAATCTATCAAATACAATTTTCCACATTGACGATTTTCTAAACAGAAAATTCTTCTAATTTTACAATACACACATTTTTAAGATTTTCTGTATCAAATGAATTTGCTCTTTTCTTGGGTGCACGATGTTCATATCCAGTGATTCTCTCTTTTTCAATCGTTTTCCAGAAATTCTCGATTTTTGGAATCGCCGATTCAAACCAAAAACGGTTTCGTTCAACTAAAACACACGAATATTGATCCAAATACCAATATTGTGTCTTATAAAGACTGCAATTATCTTTCAATTCGGCACGTTTTTGCGTAATCCATTCTTCTATTTTTTCTTTTGTAAGTTCAATATCTAAAGGCATATATTCGTAATGATAATCACTCAATGATTTCTTGATAAAGTATAAAATAACGCCCTTGTATGTTTTTAATGTATCGCCGTAAAATTGCTCCTCATTTTCATATTCTTTAAAACGTGTCTCAATAAAATCGCATTCGGGTAAATCACACGTCTCCATCTGAATTTGCATTTGAATCCAATATGCTTCACTTGGAATACCTGTAATCTCGCGATTCACGATATTTTTCACTTCCACCATAATTCCGAATTTATCAGAATCTGGTTTGACATTTATACCATCCGGAGAAGCACCTAAAAATGGATATTTTTTATGTTGAATACACCCAAATTCTCCTACTTTTGTATTATTCATTTTTTCATACAGCATAATCGTCAAGGGTTCATATTTAATTCCCCAATGAAGTGAATTCTCCGTATTTTGAGAACCATAGATTGCAGAATTTTGCTGCATATCAAATGGCTTACATTTTTCATAGATGAGACTATTTTGTTGAGCATCACTACTGAAAATTTTCCAAATAGAACTTGCTGTTATCAAATTGTATCTATATTCATACCATTCTTTTGTTCTCTGATCTGGCTGTAGCTGAGATTGTAATTGTAGAATTTGATTAGCTAAAATTGGATTGTTTTGATTATTTTGTCCATAAACCAGATTTTGCTCATTTTCCCATTTTTCCGAAGGAGGACAAGAAGTATCAGGTAAAATATAAAATTGCGATCGCCTGGGAATATCATTTATTTCGAAAAAGAGAGAGGAAGCTGTTTTTACAATATTTTCAATTTCATTTTCATCATCAAATATACCAGAATCCTTATAATCTTCGAATAAAATATTGACAATATCATTTATCATATTTTCGTGAAAATCCGGATTCGAATAGTGAATACTTTCATTATGAATATATTCTGTCATCAATTCGAGAACCGTATTCTCTATATCACTGAATTCTTCGTCAGATAAATTCGCCTCTTTTTTTGGTGTTTCTGGCGTTTCTGTTTCAAAACAATCAAAATCAATAACATCCTTTGTTTGTAATAGATCAATTATTGATTGAAATTCTTCCATATTCTTTACGTTGAAATATTATATATTGTGTTCTTCGTTTATTTTTATATTCATTATAGTATTTATTTTTATCAATTTTATGTTCATATACATTGGGTTTCAGTATTTACATCTGCGGTTTCCTTATTTTTTTCTGAAATACGTTTTGGAGTAAGTGATTTCAAAGTAGAGACACGTTTTGCATCCATTATTTTCAATGTAAAATTATGATTCATTGTATTATAAAAAAGTGCTGGTATATTTGTTATCTCTTTTGAATCTTTATCGTATAGGACGTCCTTTGTTTTTTGTAATTTCGATTTATCCAAACAATCAGTGAAAAACATTTTTAAACTTTTGATATCTTTTACTGGTAGACTATGTTCTTTTCCGTATTTCTCCGCATAAGCGTGTAATTTCTGTATTTTCGTTATTTTATCTAATTTATTCCAAGACTCTGTTTTATTATGTTGTTTTTCTTTCTCGAGAACCTTATCTACTATATTATAATTCATTTCGGTTATTGAATTTTGGGGGGAATTCAAAATATTCTGATATTTTGCCTGTTTTATAGATTCAGGAGCTTTTTCAGCAGCTGTTGTTATAGTTTCTTTGATTCCAGTCTGATTAAACATATTATACAATAGAATTCTTTATATACTATATATAATTATATGTTTATCTCATTTTTTAAATATATAATTATATGAAAATGGAGAACCAGGACACTAAAACAATAGTTTTTTCTGAACAAAAGGCACATAAAAAACAAATTCAAAATACAGATAAAACCAAATTAGAAAAGGTAAAAACAAAACGTCTTATTACAAATGAATGGGAAATAGAAGAAAATGATTTATTATATGAGAACCAAATTGCATTTTTGAATAATTTATATCTAATTGAAAACACGAGAAATAAAAATGATAAAAACCATTTTATTATGCAACAATTGAATAGTAAAATAAATGGATACAGATCGCAAGACATACAAAAAAAATTATTTGACGTTGATTTATTTATTGATATGAGAACCGTGATTGAATTATTATATGAAAGTAAATTAAAATGTTTCTATTGTAAAGAGAATGTGAAAATATTATACGAATTTGTAAGAGAACCTATGCAATGGAGTTTAGATCGATTGAATAATAAATGGGGACATAATAAAGATAATGTTGTTATTGCTTGTTTGGGTTGTAATTTAAAACGGAAAACAATGTATCACGAGCGATATGTATTTACAAAACAGATGAATATTGTGAAAACGGCGCCGCAGGCGCCAAACTTATGAGAACCCCATATTGTCCCAAGGAATTGATTGTTTTTCAATATAATCTTTTGTTTCTGTAAAACCGCCAAGAAATATACCATTCTTGAAAATAATTGGAAATGTCTTATGTTGTTTATTTGCTTGTTTTTCAATAAATTTTAAGAATGGTTCTCTACTTGTTTGTAAATAGTTGTCGCAATTTATTATTTTTGGAGTAGGTATTTCAGTGTTTAATAATTGCTTTGCCTTTGTGCAGTAAGGACAATTTGATTTAGTATAAACAGTAAACCCAATATCGAGTGGTGATTCAAATTCTATCTCAGTTTCCATTTATTATAGTATTATTTTTATGTTTTTATATTGGTTCTCCGATTTTTCCTAAATAATCTTTGTTCAAAGAAAAATGGAAAATGGAAAAAAGAAAAGGTTGTATGAATTTTTATTTGGTTCTCCGATTTTTCCTAAATAATCTTTGTTCAAAGAAAAATGGAAAAATAAAAGGTTGTATAAATTTTTATTTGGTTCTCCGATTTTTCCTAAATAATCTTTGTTCAAAGAAAAATGGAAAAAGAAAAGGTTGTATAAATTTTTATTTGATTCTCTGATTTTTCCTAAATAATCTTTGTTCAAAGAAAAATGGAAAAAGAAAAGGTTGTATAAATTTTTATTTGATTCTCTGATTTTTCCTAAATAATCTTTGTTCAAAGAAAAATGGAAAAAGAAAAGGTTGTATAAATTTTTATTTGATTCTCTGATTTTTCCTAAATAATCTTTGTTCAAAGAAAAATGGAAAAAGGAAAAGGTTGTAAGAATTTTTATTTGATTCTCCGATTTTTCCTAAATAATCTTTGTTGGAATATTTTGTTTACACCTTTTAACATTTCAAACGCCGATTTTTACGGCATAAAAAATAATTAAAAAATGTAAAATCAACAGGCGTGCTTATCTTTTTTGTTTCTTAACGCCGATTGTCTTACTTAACCCTGTCTTTTTATTTCCACAGGTGAAAGACGATGCTTGAAACTGAAATTCTACTGGTCTTGTTTGGTTATGTATCCAACATTCAGTTAAGTTCAGTATATTTATTGCAGAATTCTTATCCCTTGTTCTAAATACGACATTTTTGTTTTCGCAACTCACGCAGTTAGAACAAGTAAATAATCTGTATATCTCTACTCCTTTTGTATCTTTGTAATGCTTTAATGGATTACGACATTCACAACACTTTTGAGATGTGTAAAATTCATTAATAGTTATTGTATCATACTTTTTATGAATTAGTTTCCTTAATCCCCTATTCATTGTAGGCATTGTATATTTCATTTGTGAAGACCTACTCCAATTTCCATAACCAATAAGTATATTTTCTCCAAATGTTTCCTTTATTTTATTCAAAATTGTATCAATACTTTTCTTACCATAACTATATTGTCTAAATTTCATTTTTCGCCAAACGTCTTTCTTATAAAAATCTGTGGTTTCTTTATTTAATTTATCCTTTTCTACCAGATACGCTTTGAATTTTTCATAATTAACAGATTTACTATTTTGTGTTGATAATCTTGTTTCTTTTTCTATAATTTTATGTTTTTTCTTCTCTTGTAATAATATTCTTTGATTTCGTTTTCCATAACTTTCTATTTTTCGCTGTGATGCAGTATATTCTAATTTGTTTCCTTTTTTATCCATCATATACACTAATGAATGCTTACCAGGATCACAACCAACTATATTTCTATCTTTTAATGTATCTAATTGTTCTTTGGATAAATCTTCTATGGTATGAAAATCTTGTTCTTGTAAAACAGGAACTCTTGAACCCCATTTTTTATCTTTCAAATCTTTTCTAATAAATAATAAACAACAACTAATACCATCAGTTTGTATTTGGTTATGAAACTGGTAATATTTATTTTTGAATATTTTATTTTTCATATCCAAGAAATTACCCCATACTTCATTTTGGTTTTCTTTTACATTACTTAACAATTCGCCTTTTTTAGTTTTATTTCCATCTTTATCTTTTTCAGGACAAAATAAATTTATTAAACTTGCTGTATCAATAATTATATGTTTTGGAATAATATTGTTTCTTAATGGTAATGGTTGAAATAATTTACTTTCTTGTTTTTCTAATACAGAATTCATATAAAGCATTCCTTTCAAATATTCAAATGGTCTAACCTTAATATCGTAATGAATTGATTTTTTTATTTCAGTTGGTAAAATATTAGGTAAGTGTGTTTCTTTCCAGTTTGAAAATATTTCATCCGTTTCATATAACGATAAACATTTATTTTTGAATTGAAATAAAATTGCTTTATCTTCTGTTATTTCTTTTGTGGTTTTGTTAATAAATCGTAAAAAGTGTTGAATGAAATGTTCTTGAAAATTATTATGAAAAGAAGTATGTATTTGTGTTGCTAAATAAGGTAATAAAAAAGTTGTATTTTTCAAATTTGTTTTTTCGTAGTTCAGTAAAGGTTGATATTCAGTTTTGTAAAATGCATATAATAGTTCTAAAAGTTCAGTATCTTTTCCTTTCTTTCCTCTATTATCACGAGTTCCTAATGTTTTGATACAATACAAAATAAATGTTTCATCTATGTTTGGTAATGGTTGATTTTTGGTATATTTGTCTAAAACATACAAACGAATAAATTGATATGTATGAATAACTAAATCATTCATTTCAAAAACCAAATGATTTATTACTGGTTGTGCACGATTTAGTAAAATCGTTTTTAGCGGAATTTTGAAAGTTTTGTAAGCGGATTTTTCATTATTCCTAAATTCTTTGAATTCCTCCTTTTTCTTTTTCTTAACTTTCATTTTATATATATTATAAATATTTTATTTTTAAGTTATTTTAACGCAAAATATTTAAATATAATTTATTTATAATTATTATATTTATAAATAAATGGAAATATCTAATGAAACAGAAATGAAATATAATTGCGAAGCGTGTAAATATAAATGTATATATCCAGCACACTGGAAGCAACATATAGAAAGCGAAAAACATAAAAATAATGGAAAAAGAAAAACGAGAAGTGATAAAATATTAGAACCAAAGTGTAAGCATTGTGAGTATAAAACAAATAATTTGACTTGTATGAAGGTACATTGTTTAACACAACATTTAAGTAAAGAAGAAAGAAAAAAAGAATTTAAATATTATTGTGATAAGTGTGATTTTGGAACATACGCAGAAATATTATTTACACGACATTGTGAAAGTAAGAAACATAATGAATAAATTATTTTCCTTTATAATTTTTTGAAGAACTACTATATTTGCCATATTTATAATCACATTTTACACATTTATAATATTGAGTTCCAGATGGATTGCTACAACCTCCCCAATCTTCACAACAATGACAACTACATCCTTTATAGTAATCTTCAGTAACTAAACCTAAACAATTATTTTCTCTATGTATATTCTCATATACATATGGTATTCCATATTTTTTACCTTCAAACACTATAAACTCATTCCAACCTTCTAATTTTTGTATTTTTTCAATAATACTATCAACCAAATTATTATAATCTTTTATTGCAGCATTTTCAACATCAATCTCATTATTTATTTTTTCGGTTTCTTGTAAATATTCTTGTGAGTTAATATTATTTAATTTTTCAAATAAAACAGATGAAGTCTCTACATTCAACATCAAATACTGATGTGGTTTGTCATACCTCATTTGCGAACCCAAACTATAATTATGTGAATAATTTATCATAAACTTTTGTTTTAATTCTCTATGTATTTTCCCATCAATTTTAATTTTTCTATTTGTCTTATAATTTATTCCATCTTTCCATTTTTTATAATCATTTTGCAATTCTATATCTCCATTCATTTCATTTAATTTTTCAAATACAGAATTATCATATCTTTCTGGGTATGTTTTTTCTTGTTTTTTAATTGGATATTGTCTTTCTATTATTAGCGGTTCTTCTACTTGTAAAGTTGGTTTAGAACAAGGTAGTTTAATTAAACATTTACCCTTATACAAAGGGTTAAATAATTTATATGTATGATTTTTTTTACTTCCAGTAGCGAATGTTCCTTCTCTTGTTTGTAAATCTGTCTTGTAATAAATAATTTGTTTTTCTTTGTAATCAAACATTTCTATTATTTTTTTTCCAATATTCATTATTGTTTCTTCATTTGAAGAGTTATTACAATACAAAATAATAATACCTTCGTCTAATGTAGATGCCCTTGGATTTTCATATGCTGTAGAACATTTCATAGATTTCACACCATCTAATTTATTTTCTCTGTATAATTTTGTTGCGATGTTCCATGCTTCATTCATTAATGATTTATCATAAAATAACATCCATTTACCAATATCAACACTTTTGACACCATCATTTTTATTTTCATCTAACCAAGGACTATCGCTTACTTCTAATGGTAATAATTCGGTGTTAATAAAGTTTCCCATATTTGTTTGTAAAGTGTATAATTAATTTTTATATAATATTTATTTCAATTTTATAATTAAATATTATATATGCCTACTCATAAAAGTAATGATTATAAATTAACAGCAGTTCAATATTATTTAGTTGAAGATAAACACAAGAAGAGGTTTGTAAAATATTTAAATGTTCTCCAAGAAGTTTAATGCGTTGGGTAGAAAGATACAAAAAAGAAGGAAATGTAGATATTCATTATAGAAAACCAGTTGCTTATAAAGTTAAAAAAGAATATGTTAAATTTTTAATAGATGAAATAAATAAAAATAAAACAATTACATTACAAGAACTACACCAAAAAACTAAAAGATAAATACAAAAATGCGGATATAAGCAGTATGCAACTTTTTAGGGTTGTGCGTGATAATAATATTACTTTGAAACTTACAAGAATAAGACACGAACCAACCAAACGATTTGGAAAAGATATTGATATAAACTCAAAAATTAATGAGTTTTATGAGGAAGTAAAGAAATATAAAATAGAAGATATTATTTGTATTGACGAGACCTCAATAAAATCTTTACAAAAACGTAACCATTGTTATAGTAATAAAGGAAAACGATGTGTAATAAAAACGCAATCCCAAGAAGTATTCAAAAAATATACTGGTGTATTTGCTATTTCGGTAAATGGTGTGATACATTGGGATTTATATGAAAAAGGTGGAATAAATACAGATAGATTAATTGATTTTTTAGAGCATAACATAACAAGTAAATTAAGGAATAAATTAATTATTTTAGATAATGCTTCATCACACAGAAACGAAAGAATAAAAGCATTGATAAATAAACATAATAATATTTTATATGCTGTTCCATATCAACATTTCACAAATTCCATAGAAAATTATTTTAGTATGCTGAAATCAAGATTACAAAAGTTAGATGGGTTAAAATATGAAAACCTAAAAGAGAATATCCAAAAAGTAATAACTGAAATACCAAAAGAAAAGTATGAAAACATATTTAAGGGTGCTTATGAAAGACCAGAAAAATATGTTCCAAGGAATAAAACAAGAAAAGTAAAGAAAATATACAAATAATTATTTATAAAATAATTTATAAATAATTGGCGTTTGAAATGTTAAAAGGTGTAAAGAAAAATGGAAAATGGAAAAAGAAAAGGTTGTAAGAATTTTATTTGGTTCTCCGATTTTCCTAAATATTCTTTGTTAAAATATTTTGTTCAAAGAAAAATGGAAAAAGAAAAAGAAAAGGTTGTAAGAATTTTTATTACTTTTCTAAATTTCCAAAAAATATAAACTTCAAAAATAATATAAACAAAAAATACAGTATTATAATACTATGAAAATACTCGCAGTTCTCCTTCAACTTCTTACCATTGGTGCAGCGGTAGATGTTTGTAAAAATAAAACTACAATGCATACATCAAGTAATCAATGTATTCAATTTTCGGTTTCTTCAGGGACCGGTTGTGCCTGGATGTGTAATTATTGTGCAAACCAACTAGGAACAAATAATTATTATTTTACAGATGGTGTTTGTTTATATCAATCTGGAGAAGGCTGTGTGGGTAATCCAGTTGCTGGCAATTCATATACTTGTTGTTCAGCGTAAAAATGATTATTATAATAATATAAAAATATTGTTATATTATTAAATATTAATATGGATATGTATGATGCTGATTATTTGGCTCTAAAAAAGAGAGTTATAGATGAAATGTTGAAAAAATTAAAAGAAAAGTATCCTGAAATAAATTATATTTATAATCGTTTAGAATTTTGGAATGGAAAAAGTATGATTGTTTCATCACAAGATATTAGAAATGCTTTTCCAAGTAATTATGATAAAGATATTCTTATTGATATTGCAGGACATAGAATTGCTAGTATGGAAGTTACAAGTATGCATTCTTCTCCTCCATTCAAAAATGATTTGATGAAAGAAAATTGAGATTGAAAAAATTATCAAAAATAAATAGAAGATTATGAAAAAATCCGAAAAAAAATCCAAAAAAATATAAACTACAAAATGATAATATAAATAATTCATTTTATATTATCTAAAAATGATTCCTATACATAAAAATATTCAAGAAAAATTAGATTTTTTTTATAAATCAAACAAAATTCCTCATATTATCTTTCACGGTTCATCAGGAACAGGAAAACGATCGATCGTCTATAATTTTATTAATAAAATTTACAAAAATGATAAAGATAAAATAAAAACGAATGTAATGTTCGTTAATTGTGCACACGGAAAAGGAATCAAATTTATTCGCGAGGAATTGAAATTTTTTGCGAAAACAAATATTCGACAAATCAATAATGAAAAAGAAAACGACGGAGTTCTATTCAAGACAATCATTTTATTGAATGCCGATTACTTGACGATAGATGCACAATCTGCACTAAGACGTTGTATTGAATTATTTAGCCATAATACACGTTTTTTCATTATTGTGGAGAACAAAAATAAGTTATTGAATCCAATATTATCCAGATTCTGTGAAATTTATGTTCCAGAATATATTGACCAAGAAACGAATAAGATTTTGAATCTACATCAATATAATTTAGAAAAAATTTATGATATTAAAAATACAAAAAAGGAAAAAATAAAATGGATTGATCTACTTATTTCTACAAATGAAAATTTGAATAATATATCTAATTTAGTAATTTTATGCACACAAATTTATGAAAAAGGATGTTCGTGTTTAGATATAATTCAATGGATAGAAGAGTCTACAAAATGGTTAGATGAAGAAAAAGCAAATATTTTTCTATGTTTTCAAAAAATAAAATCGGAGTTTCGATGCGAAAAATTACTGATATTTTTCATTCTTGATTTTCTTTTTATACGTTCAAATAAAGATCTGAAAAATATATATTCAATATAAAAAGTTTTTTGAAATATGGACGATTTTGTTATGTCAAATTTACAAGAATCGAGAAATGAATGGGCTAGTCGTCTAATTTCTATTTTATCTGGCCTTATGCAAGAAGGTATTCAGTCCATTTTTAACGAAGCTTGGAAATTATGTGTAGAAAAAGACGAGGCAAATAAATATTTAATGACGTTTCAAAATATGTTATGTGGAGTACCTAAATGGAATGCAATTACAGTAGAACAAGAGAAGAATCGTATTATAGAAAGAAGTGGATGTAATTATTTAGAAGATTTAATTTCCTGTGTCCATATCATACAATTGAAAGTTCTTACTTGCATACGCGTGGGCAATAAACAGAAAAAAATTGATATTTCTATTCCAAAATTAGATATTTTCATACACAAGGCATATATACATATTGCACGTAAAGTATATATGAATGTATATTTATTTGAAAAAAATATTACACCATTACAACGACAGAAATATAATCGTGAATTCGAAAATATTGTTCAGGAATGTATTTTGACAACTATTCGCGAGAGTATTCCTACTGAGGCAATCATCCGAGCATATATGGATGAAAGTATTGAACACGAAGAAGAAGTATTCATTGAGAATATAGAAGAACCTATTGCGAATGTTGAAGAAAAAGAGGAAACTGATGTTTCTAAACCAGCTTCTTCAGAAGAAGAAATCCCTGCAGTTGTGCCATCTATTAAAAATATAGACGAAGAAGAAGTTGTCACTAAATTGAGTTTCAATGATATAGATTCTGTTCTCGATGGAGAAGATAAAGTCATTGTAAAAGAAGCACCAAAAACAATTGAACGTCTCGAGGAGATTAGTAATGCACGTGCATTACAAAGAAAATTGGAAGAAGAAGAAGAAGATGAAACTGACAAAATAAAAATTCATACTGAGCCTATAGATTTGAGCGGATTTGATATTCTAGATATGGATAAGCCATCTATTGACGCAGATAATGATATTTCTCTTTTAGATTTTGAAGAATTATAGATTAATAAACGATTGTTGCGTTTATCATCCTATAATTTTTGATTGGTTTGTATATATAAATGCAAAAGGTTGTCCTTATTTCTGTTTTGATTACTTTTCTTTTTTGTTTATTCAAATTTCTTGAAATGAAATATTTAGAGAATGAATTGAAACCTTTGAAATTTTTCGTAAGAGATGCGATAATTGTTTTTTCATCATCAATTGTGGCAACTTATGTTTGCTTTCATTTAGATAGTTCGATTACTGATTTTTTTAATGTTATTACAGAAAGCAAGAATTTGAGTGTCGCATCAACAGAAATATTTACTGATGCGCCTGGATTTTAGATGTATAATTTTATGATAATAATATAAAATCTTATTTATAATTCTATAATAATGGAAATAACATCATTATTATGGAAAAAAATACCTGTAGAAATTTTCAATAATAATATTTTACCATTTATTTATAATTTTCAATCAACTAAATTATTAGAAGATATTCGTAATTATAATACAACAATAAATCTAGTAAAAAAATATTATTATTCCAAAATTATTGTCGAATGGGGGGAAGAAGAACCTGAAGACTCAAACTGGATAATCAATGATATTGGTAGATTCATCAATAATGATTGTCCTATGAATGATGAATATAGTTCATTCTTTTTCTCTATTTGGGATAGATCTTTTGTTTTTCAACATTTAATGAAAAATAAAAATGAACTCGAGAAAAAATCATATATAACAAAAATGTATTTTAGTAAAAATACAAAAAAAGCGGTTCGTCAATATTGGGGATTATTTACTACAGCAGAAAGAGAAGAATTTATAAATATGTTTTGCTCTACATATAGTGAGATTTACACATAGGATGGAATCTTATCAATATCAATAATTTGGCTCTCCATTTCTTTAATTTTTTTTACTGTTTTAGGTGAAACTCTGAATTGATTGAAAAATGAAAACTCCAACTGTTTTTCTGGTGTATGATTGTGAACGGTTCTCGCAATCATTTTATATAATTTGAAATTAGGATATCGTTCTTCTCCATTTTTCATATAGAGTATATTTTTTCCATTATCATCTGTACACCAACGATAAATTGTTTTTTGAAATTCATCAAGGTCTTCGTATTTATTATCATCATCAATAATAAAATCATAGATTGAACAGCCTAGACGACAAAGATCGAAACTATAATTTGGTTCTAATAAAGGTTTTTTTTCATTGTTGAAGGGACCAAAATTATATTGAGTTGTTGCATCTCCAGTAGATGAAAAACTATCACTACAAAAGAGTTTTTTCTGAAATGTATAAATACCTCTTCCAAAATCAATAATTTTGAATATCTTTCCGTGAGTAGGGACTTTATAATAGATTCCTTTATAACAATAATATATGTATTTTGCTTTTGTATTTTTATACATTATATTATTTGTATGTAAATCATTATGTGTAAAATGAAAAACTTTTTGATAAATCAATAATGTCATTATAATTTGAAAAAGAGCACTTGCAGATGTAATATCATCCAAAAGTTCTTTTTCAAATAATTCATCCATTGTTCCATCGCATTTTTCTAGACAAATCATTTGTATTGGAAAATTGTTGATATAGCAATATATTTCTTCTTCTTCTTCTTCTTCATCATCGCTATCATCGCTATCATCTTCTATGTCCTCATAATTATCATCATCATCTTCTTCATCATTATCATCATTACAGTTTTCGTCATCTTTATCATCTGAACTATAATTCAATTCGCTATCATTTGAAGAATCACTTGAACTAGCTGTCGTATTTGATACTGAATGCCCTGTTTCTTCTTTGGAATATTCTATTTTTTTTTCGCCTCCAAATGTTTCAAGTTTTTTAATTTCTTCAATATCTTCAACCTTTTCAATATCTCCAATATCTTCAATCGTTTCACCTTTTTCAATATCTTCAACTTCTTCAATAGAAATAACAGAACCTAGAGTAATATTTTTAGATATTTTTAGACGATTTTTATTTGTTCGAGAACCAAAATTCATAAATGGATTTTCACAACTTTTTGTAATCGTGAATAATTTATTTAGATGATTATTGAAAAAAGGAGAATTGTATAAATATTCTAAATCATCACTAATATCTACTTTAAATTTTGATTGAATTCCTAAATAGGAACCATAAAAATCTACGCCGTGAATCATTGAATGATGATTTAATAACATACTACTTAAATAACTGAAAAAACAATCAACATAAGAAGCATTATGTATGCTAAATAATTTGGGATGACAATCATCTTTGTTTTTAATTGAAGGTAACATTTTCAAATTATCATTTTTCAAATCATATTTACCAACCATATAACGTGTTGGATCTAATAATGGAGAAAATTTTATAAAAACTGGTGATTGTTTGTTTTCTTCTACTTCAGTTTCTCTGATTGTTTCTAAATTAATCATATCATATTTATGGTTCAAACTGATTTGATTAAAATTAGTATCATTCATTTCAAAAAATTGTGAATAAATACAGTTATATTTTTGTAATTTATCAATTTTGTAAGGATTATATTCGAGTTCTTCATTCGGCGGCCTATTTTTTTCATATTGTTCCTCTAAATATTTCAAATCCAACCATCCAGTTTTTTTGTAATCTATATGGAATTTAGGACCTTCTGTATTTTTCATTCAATTATAATTATCAAATAATATAAATAATTACTGTTATAAACGTGTTTGTAGGGAACCTACGGTAAGATGGCCGAATGCCATCAACTGTCGGCGACTTCTTTGGATGCGCTATGCGCATCTGAAGGCCTTTCCCCTACGACCCCTCCCTTATTTAGTGAACCAGATAAAGATGGGTAATATATAAAAAATTTTAGTTGCAATAATAATAATACTCTCTATATATCTTAGTTTGTTATAAAATTTGAATCGTAAGTTTCCCCACAATGTGTTCTTCGTATTATATGATATTAAATAAATATTGTTATTATCATATAGATTAATATGACTTTGGAATTGAAAAAATTTGATATGCGTTCAATCACATTTAAAACTGATGAAAACAAAGGTCCAGTCATTGTTATGATTGGTCGCCGTGATACTGGTAAATCGTTTTTGGTTCGTGATTTATTATATCATCATCAAGATATTCCTATTGGGACTGTTATTTCTGGAACAGAAGCTGGTAATGGGTTTTACGCTGGCATTGTGCCTAAACTTTTTATTCACGAAGAATATAATTCTGTTTTGATTGAGAACATTTTACGTAGACAAAAAACCGTATTGAAACAAGTCAATAAAGAGATTGAAATGTATAAACGGTCGACAATTGATCCTCGCGCCTTTGTTATTTTAGATGATTGTCTGTATGATCAGACATGGACTCGGGATAAGCTCATGCGTACCCTCTTCCTAAACGGTAGGCACTGGAAGGTCATGCTTATCATCACAATGCAATATCCGCTCGGCATACCACCAATGCTAAGGACAAATATAGATTTTGTTTTTATTTTGAGAGAGCCATATTTAACGAATCGCAAACGCATATGGGAGAATTATGCAAGTATGATGCCAACTCTCGAGTCATTTAGCAGTATAATGGATCAAACTACTGAGAATTATGAATGTCTCGTCATAAATAATAACTCGAAATCGAATAAAATAACGGATCAAATATTTTGGTATAAGGCGGAAAGTCGACCCGATTATAAGTTGGGTTCCAAAGAATTCTGGGAAATATCGAAAAATTTAGGGTCAGATGATGAAGATGAAGCATATGATCCGAGTAAATCAAAGAAAAAGACTAGCACGGCAATACAAGTAAAGAAAACCAAGTGGTAAAATGAGTGCATAATGGTTTATAAAAACCGTTTTCATAAAAGCGCTTTCTTTTTATGAACACGCTCTTCTTTTTGAAAAACAAAAACAATAAATGATAAAAATAATATAAAGACAACACGTTATATTTATTTATAATAATATGCAGGCATTAAATATTGTTAATTTGATTGAATCCAACCCAATTACCAAGCTTTCTAATACATATAATGGAAAACTTCTTTGTAAAATCAAAGAAAATTTTACTGAAATGGAACAACAATTATTTGTGAGTTCTTTTTATTGTTATTTGAATTATAACTCAACAACTGATTTCGTAATTGATTTGGATAATATATGGAAATGGTTAGGGTTTACACAAAAAATTGCGGCAAAAAAATTATTAGAAAAAAATTTTACAATTGATATAGATTATAAAAACTTGCTTTGTCTACAGACAAAGCAAGATTCAAATGAATCAAAACATGGTGGTCATAATAAAGAAACATTTATGCTTAATGTAAATACATTTAAAATGCTTTGTCTAAAAGCAGATACAAAAAAAGCATCTGAAATTCATAAATATTTTGTTAAATTAGAAGAAGTTTTACAGCAAACTATTCAAGAAGAATCAAACGAATTAAGATTACAATTAGAACAAACAAAAGAACAATTAGAACAAAAAGAAAATACTATTATACAAATAAAAGAATCAAAAGAATACGAAAAACGTAAGGCAGCAGAACAAGCATTGATCTCCCAATTTCCACTCAATACAGAATGTATTTATTTCGGAAAAATTGACAACAAAAATGAACAAGGAGAAAAACTAGTAAAATTTGGTCATACTAATGATTTACAAACACGTTGCCAGAATCATCGTAAAATATATGATAATTTTATTTTAGAAAGAGCATTTCGGGTTCAAAATAAAGTAGAAATAGAGAACCTGATTAAAACGTATCCAAAAATAAAAAAACATATAAGAACAATAGAAGTTCAAGGAAAAAAGAAAACGGAGATTATTGCATATGATGATACTAATTTTACTATCAATCGACTAGCCAAATATATTGAAGATATTCTTCATTCAAAAACATATTCCATTGATAACTTCAATCGAATAATGAAAGAAAATGAAGAATTACAAACCGAAATAAAAAACCTCAAAGAAGAACGAACCAAAGATCAACAAACTATTGAAACTCAATCGATCGAAATTGTGAATTTAAAAGAAAAATTGGAAAAAAATCAAAAAGCAATTGAAACAGTTGTCAATGAGAACCAATCCGTTTATCATAATGTTTTATTACCAGAAGATGAATTACATAAAAAATTCAACGAATTTGTAGATACAGTTTGTATTGTTCGTCCAGATGTTGAAGAATTATCTGTAAATATAGAAGGCAGATTTCGTTTGTGGTTGAAAACAAAACCAAAAAAAGAAACATTTCACGCATTAAAGAATTATTTGGATACAAGATTTAGACAAAAACGTGTAAATGGAAATCACGGATATGGAGGAATCATTTTGAAAACAGTAGAATATATAAAACAAAAAAAAGAATCAGATGTTCAAGATTTTCTTTTTCAACGTTGTGCTTTTTCTGATACGGGAAAAATATTGAACTCGGTTTTATTGGATGAATATCAAAAATGGAAACAAAATGTCGAAAAACCCATTACGGGAAATGAAATTAAAGAGATTAAAGAATATTTGAATTCATTAGATTATGTATTGAAAGCCACGGTTTGGACTGGAGAATGTTCAAATGAAGGTTATTATGGTATTGGTTTGAAAGAAATAAAAAGAGAAGCCAAGATTGTTTCATCTACTGGAAAAAAGGTTCAAAAAAGAAAAGTAGGAACCAATGATATTCTCAAAAAGTGGGATTCTATTGCTGCTGCTGCATTTGAAGAAAATATAAATTCGGCAAAAATGAGTAGAAGTGTGAAAGAACAAAAAGTATATGGAGAATACTATTATTGTCTGGCATAAAAAAATCACACTTTGCTGATAATGCAAAGTGAGATTTTTACTGGGTTTTATTTTTTATTTTATTGGATTATACATTTTATTGAATTATTTTTTGTCTAATTTTATGATTATTATTGTTGTATATATGAAAATATAGTTTCAAAAATATATAAAAATAATTTATCGTAATATACTAAACAATGAATATGGATAAACTCATTACACAAAATGAATTATTAATTGAAGAAAATAAAAAGTTAAAAGATGAATTGATGAGAACCAAAGAACAACTTAGATCATATACAGATAATTCAAAAAGATATTATGAAAAAAACAAAGAAGAAATTATACAAAAGGTAAAAGAATACCAACAAAACCCAAATTATGTTCGCCCAAATATTTCAAAAGAAGTTATCAAAGAAAGAAATAAACGGGCATACTTAAAAAGAAAAGAAAAACTTAAAGAATTGGAAAATCAGAACATTTAGAATAATTACTTTTATATAAAAAACAACTTAAAAATAAATCTTTAGTTATAGTAAAAAGAATCGATGGAAAATATAATCTATTGTCAAGAAATTACTTACAAACCGAATAGAATTTGTAATTTTGAGGATTGCACAACGAGAGCAACTTATAATTATGAAAATGAGAAAAAGGGATTATTTTGTTCAAAACATAAAAAAGAGAATATGTTTGATGTAACTAATAATAATAATAAATGTATTTTTGAAAAATGTTTAATATTAGCGAATTTCAATTATGAAAATGAAAAAAAAGGATTATATTGCAATACTCATAAAAAAGAAAATATGGTCAATATAAAAAGTAAAAAATGTATATATGAGAACTGTAGAATACAACCTGTATTTAATTTTGAAGGAGAAAAAAATCCGCTATATTGTGATACTCATAAGAAAGAAAATATGATTAATATAAAAGATAAAAAATGTATTTTTGATGACTGTAAAATACAACCTGGATATAATTTTGAAGGAGAAAATAAACCACTGTATTGTTCTCTTCATAAGAAAGAAAATATGGTGAATCTGAAAGATAAAAAATGTGCTTTTGAAGAATGTAAAAAATATCCAACTTGTAACTATGAAAATGAAAAAAGTGCAATATATTGTGCAATTCACAAAAAAGAAAATATGATTAATGTAAAAAATAAAAAATGTTTATCAGAAAATTGTAAAAAAACTGCAAGTTTTAATTTTGAAAATGAATCAATTGTTTTATATTGCGAAAACCATAAAAAGGAAAATATGGTTAATATTAAAAGTAAAAAATGTTTATTTGAAGATTGTAAAATAAGACCAAGTTTTAATTACGTAAATGAAAAAATTCCAATATATTGTACAATTCATAAAAAAGAAAATATGATTGATATTGTAAGTAGTAAATGTATTTTTACAAATTGTTCAAAATCAGCATCATTTAATTTTGAAAATGTAAAGAAAAGATTATACTGTTCCGATCATAAAAAAGAAAATATGATTAATATAAATGATAAAAAATGTAAGACCAATTTATGTATTACAATTGCATCAAAAAAATACGAAGGATATTGTTTACGTTGTTTTATTCATACTTTCCCAGATAAACCAGTCTCACGCAATTACAAAACAAAAGAAAAATGTGTTGTTGATTTTATTATTCAACAATTTCCTGACAAATCTTGGATAAAAGATAATACTATCCAAGATGGATGTTCTCGTAAAAGACCAGATTTATTTCTTGATTTGGGTTATCAAGTGTTGATTGTGGAAATTGATGAGAACCAACATAGAAACTATGAAACATCTTGTGATAATAAACGTTTGATGGAATTATCCAAAGATGTAAATCATCGTCCTATTGTTTTTATTCGATTTAATCCCGATTCTTATAATGATAAAGGAAAAATAATTTCATCTTGTTGGGATACGAATAAACGTGGATTGTGTATTGTCAAACCTAAAAAAATAGATGAATGGAATCAACGAGTAAAATCACTTTTTAGTCATATTGATTATTGGTTGAATCCTGAAAATAAAACTGATAAAATAATTGAAATAGTCCGATTATTTTACGACGTTGTATAAATTTTTTATGCAGTCATTATGCTTACAATGCTGCGGGAAACCCAACCAAATTAGCACCGATACCGAAACCGGCACCACCGCGGACTGATGAACCCATAGCAGGAATGAAACAATCTAAAAGAGCGAAGGTCGAGGCGGCAGTAAGAGCAATGATGAAGATCTCTTCAAAGTTCAAGGATTTCTTGGGAATAGCATAGGCGGCAATAGCTACAATAAGACCTTCGATTAAATACTTAATAACACGTTTGACAAGTTCTCCAAAATCAAAATTCATATTATATTATATTCAAACAAAATAAAATATTTAATTAAAAAAATATATAAACAAATATTTCTAAAGTATCTTATACAGAAAATAGAATGACAAATTTTGAAAGAAAGACATTAAAAAATGGAAAACCGAATCCTAAATATATTGATTTATGCGATGAAGATCCGCCAATGGCAGGACAAAAATTTGCCTGTATGTCTTTTATTTCACCAGAAAAGATCTTAAAAAAGAGAGAACTTTTTCTTTTTGAAAAATTCGTCGATGGATGGGATTTTACTAAATCTATGGAAAAGTTTATGGATTTTATTCATTTTATTTCGTATAAATATAATATCAAAATTGAAACACTAAATGATGACTTCGTCGAGTTCGTAAAAGAAGAAAAATCGAAACTTACGGAGAATACTGTGTGTGATGATTTCAAAAATTTTATGGATAAGAAGGAAGAGGAATTGAATGCTAAATTTCAAAAGGAACACGCATTCCAGACTTCTACACGTGGTTTGAAAATCCGCGGCGTATTTCCTACACAAGAAGAAGCCGAAATGCATTGCAAGAAAGTGCGTGAATATGATCCAAATCACGATATTTACGTAGGACCCATCGGTATGTGGATTCCTTGGGATCCGGATGCATACAAAACTGGACGCGTCGAATTTATGGAAGAAGAGCTAAATCAATTACATAGTGAGAAAATCAAGAATGAGGCCAAGGCAAAACAAGAATTTGACAGACGTATCAAGGAGACCAAAAAGAAGGCCATCGAAGAAAATATTGAAAAGGCGGCTAAAAGCGGAAATGTTCTCACTCAGACAATGGACGAAGAAGGTAATTTGATTGGTGTCAAAGAGACAGTTGATTTTGAGAGCCGTGAAGTTGCAAGTGCGGATATGCGCGATGAATTGATGAAAGAATCACTTAAACGTTTGGCGTAGATTGAGGATTAGAAACGCGTGTAAAATAGGAGGAAATTGCATTTTCATTTTTGTAAATATATCCATCCTGTCTTTTTTTAATATAATCTAATTTATTAGTCATTGAATATTGAAACATCAATAAAAATACTGTTAAGAATCCACCTTCCATTAGTTCTTTAACACGTGTATGGACAAATCCATTAATACCGTTTAGTGGCGATGGTATTAATTGCACTAAATTTCTTCCAAGATAAGAAATAATACCAATAACCATAATTTGAGAGAGAACCTGTAATATCAATATAGGAGTAGAATAGCTACTGTAATGAGAACCATAAATGAATTCGAAAAATTTATCAATATTATAACCAACAAAATATCCTAAAATAAAGTAGAGAACAGTAATATAGGCAATATCAGCCATTTTTATGATTCTGAACAAAAATTGGTTTTTGTTTGAATTTGATTCCGTCATTTTATAAAATTGAACTATAATAAATATTATATATATTATTATAATATTTATGTCAATCGCTGAAAAAATGCCTAAAATTATATCAATCGATGGAAATATTGGTAGTGGTAAAACGACTCTGTTAAATTATTTAGAGCAGTATTTACCAACCGCTTATACAAATAATGAATCTCCAAAAAAATTCGTCTTTTTACGAGAACCAGTGGATGAATGGGAAAAAATCTGCGATTTTTCTGGAACAACTATTTTACAGAAATTTTACGCAGACCAAACAAAATACGCATTTTCGTTTCAAATGATGGCTTATATTTCACGTTTGGCTTTATTGAAAGAAACTATTACACAGTTAGAAGACCCAGAAAATACGATTATTATAACTGAGCGTAGTTTATTTACCGATAAATGCGTCTTTGCGAAAATGCTTTATGATAGCGGAAAAATTGAAGAAGTCGATTTTAGAATATATATGATGTGGTTCAATACTTTTGTGAAGGATTACCCGATAAATAGCATTATATATATTGATGCAAAACCTGAAATATGTATTGAACGAATCGCAAAACGAATGAGAACTGGCGAAGAAATTATTCCTATTGAATATTTAGAAAATTGTGATAAATATCATAAAGAAATGATTGTAGAAGGATTTTTTGAAAAATGTCTGGTTTTAGATGGAAATATGGATATAAATGAGGAGGAAGGGTTGAAAGAAAAATGGTTAAGATTAGTGATAAGTATTATATGAATTTTATTAGACCAATATTGAAAAAATACTATTTACTTATAATATATATATATGAAAGAAAATAGAAAGAAAAAAGGTAAAACATCAAAAAAACAGGGATTGAAAAAAAGAAGAAGAATTACATTAAAGACAAAAGGTGGAGAAAGCGATGAAGTTGAAATTGTAAAAAAATACATTTTTCAGGAAAACTATATTTTGAAAAATTTTGATAAAATAATCGATGAAATGATTTACAAACTATTGATTGATTATTATTCTATTTCATTGATTATTTTTCCTAAAATAGATGAATCGACAAGTAAAACAAATATTCTTTATAAAAAATTACTTCAGGTTAGTTTGACCGCTCAAGATAATTTGATAAATTTAATCACAATTTTTGTATTATTCAAAAAAACACAGAAAGAATTATTTAAATACTTGTATGATAGTTCACAAATATTGAATCCTGAAGAAGGAGAACATATTTCAAGTTTAATAGAATTATTAAAAAATGAAAAATCAATGAAAGGTGGTAATAAAAAATCAAGTTTACTTATAATAACATCTTTTTTATTATCATTATTGATTAGTTCTATTTTACCTGTTTCATCACAAAATTTCTCACAAAAATCCTCACAAAAATCCTCACAAATGATTTCTTATAAACAGACATCTATAAATGGAGAATCAAGTTTTTCAAATGAATTAGTGTCAATTACATTTAGTGAGAGTGAAGACATTTTACTTCCGTTAACATTTCAAAAAGAAAAGAGTTTGAAAATTGCAAAAACCAAAAAAGAATTAGTTAAAAAATATGGATCAGTTGCTGGTTTTTTTTCATATTTAACAACATATCAAACAACTGATGAAGAAATTATTGAAGAGTTTCAATTAACTATTGGAGAATTGAAAAAAGATTATATAGATGTATATTCAAAAGTTAGCACTACTTGTAGTGATTTGGTTGAAAGGATGGCAAATGAAAATTTATTTGTAAGTTCTCATATAAAAGATAATACAAATGAAGAAGTAGTAAATAAAGTTGAAGAAACTGCAGAAAAAACAACAACAATGTTTTCATATTTATTTGGTGATTCAACTTCTTCTGAAGCTAAAGAAGGAAAAATATCTGACTCTGTTGAAACAGAAATAGGTTCATTTTCTGACTCTTTGTCTATAGTCCCAGAAAAGACACAACTTGAAAGAATTTTGCAAAATGCTGAAAATATTCAATCTATTACTAATAGACAAGTGAAAGAACAGTTGTTGGGATTTTGTGAAAGACAATTTGTTCCAAATATTGAGTTAGTCAAAGATGGTAATTCTTTTTTTATTGCGAAGAGTGTTGGTAATCCATTAATTTCAGATGAAAATTCTCTTAATTATTTTGATCAATTAATAAATATTTTAGGTGGAATTCAAAATATTGCTCAAGAAGAAATAACTTTTAAGAGAAGTGGTTTTACAGTTAAATCAGATGAAATTGATAAATTGAATGATATTATTCAAAAAACAAATATATTTATTCAAATAACAGAAAATAGTAAAGGAAATATGTATTTCTTTGATACAAAACAAAATTTTGAATTAAAAATGGGACTTTTGAAAATGAATTTAGAAAAGATACAACAATTAGTAAATATTTTTCCTGAACCTTTTCCTGAAGATTATCTCAAAAAATTGGAAGATGCAAAAAAAGAAAGTTTATTAACCAAACAACAAATAGAACTTGAAACGAAACAACACCAATCTGCAATGGAGGCACAGAAAGCTGCAAATTTGATAAGTGAAGAAGAATATAAAGTAGGTGAGAAAACAGTAGAAGAAAGAAAGAAATTTGTAGGACAAACTGTAGAAGGCACATTTGGAGTTGCAACTACTGCTGTAAATAAAACTCTGGACATTGTTACAGATATTGCTTTTTTTCAAGGAAATAAAATATTGGATTTTGCTAAAGGACACTTATGGGAAGCAATTTATATAGCAGGTGCTGGTGTGCTTATATTTGCAATTTATTCTAACTGTCGAATTAAGTCTTTAAGAGGTACAAGTGTTAGAACATCAACACAAACACCTGTTCCCGCACCTGATCCCGCACTTGTTCCCGCACTTGTTCCCGCACCTGTTCCCGCACTTGTTCCCGCACTTGTTCCCGCACCTGTTCCTGCACCTGTTCCTGCACCTGCACTTATTTCTGTGCCTTCACATCAAGAACAAATAGTGACTTTTTTGAATAATAATATTTCTTTATTAACAAATGCAGATGTTCAAGGAAATGGAAGATTTGCTGGTTTAATACAAACTTACAATATTAATTCAGATTATGCTGCTGCAATAATAAATTTAAAAAATTATTTTGAACAAAGAGGAATAGATAAAATAATTATTTTTTATGATTCTCAAAATGGGAATTACCGTTGCGGACTATATAAGGGAATTAGACAAGGTTCTACAAAAATACTTGTTCAAGAAGATACTAATATTATGAGAGCTACAGCAGTAGAATATAATGAAATTATTGATCCAATTTTGAATAATTACGGAGAATTGTTATATGATCAATTAGAGTATTGTAGAAATAAAACAATTACACCAGCACGTGAACAACCACCACCACAACAATCAGTAGCAAGACAAAATGATGATTTACCAACTGCACAATATAGTGAGAAAATAGATATACCTATGTTATTACAAAATCCATATGCGGTAGCATCTCAAAAAGATAATTATCCAATATCACCAAATAGTAGTCGGTATTTGAAGACAAGCACACCAAGACCATCACAAAAAGTCCCACAAATAACAGAACAACCACCAGCACGTGAACAACCACCACCACAACAATCAGTAGCAAGACAAAATGATGATTTACCAACTGCACAATATAGTGAGAAAATAGATATATCATTACAAAATCCAGATGCGGCAGCATCTCAAGAAGATGATTATCCAAAATCACCAAATAGTGGTCGGTATTTGAAGACAAGCACACCAAGACCATCACAAAATGTCCAACAAAAAACAGAACAACCACCACCTCGACCAAATTTTCTTTCAAGTATAAAACAAGGACTTGGTGCAAGAACTCTAAAAAAAAGACCTGAATTAACTCAAGCACCAACTATAAAAAATATATTTGAAGAAATGAAAACCAAAAAATTGAGACCACCACCACCAGTAGAAGAAGAAACAAAACAAAAGCCAAAATCTGGATTCAATATTTTCAAACAAGAATTGAGAGAAGTCAAATTGAAAAAATCTGAAGAACCTCCAACAAGTGTTTTTAAAAGAGAGAAAGAACGAGGAACAGGAAAAAAAAGTGCAATGTTGGAAGCTATAGACAGATTAAGAATAAATCAGGGTTACGGTTACGAAAGTCCTAAGAAAAATGATGATAATGATGAAGAATGGGGGGGTAGAAGAAAAAAACATCACAAAAAACAAACCAGAAAACGCTCAAACCGTAAACGAAAAACTAGACGGTCGGGGTAAATTCCCAATCCAAATCATTACATACTAATTTCCATATCATATCTTGTTCTATTTGTTTATCGCGATCTTTTAAAAGAGGAATATAAGGTAAATATTGCGTCTGATCCAATAAAACACACAGCTGATAAAGCGTATATGTATAATTGAAAAAATTCGTCCTATTCGCAGGGCAATGTATTGCCCAAGGTTTTTGTATCTCGATAAATAATACACAAAGTGTCTCGTGTAATTCCTCGTTCATTATTGGAGGTTTTATACCAAAAATCGAATTAATATATTGAATATGTTCAAAATATTTATTAAATCCTAATTTCCTCAAAATCTCCCGCATTTTATTATAATTAATTACGGAAAAATCAGTAATTCTCTCTTTTTTTATTCGATTCCGAATAGCCTCTATTACTTCATCCGGAATCTGTGTCGTCTCCTTCGCCTGAAATTGCGATAAAATTTCTTTGAAATGATTTAGACGAATATATGCAGTATAGGAAACCTCATTTGGTGGTTCTTTATTTGACGGTTTTGAACTATCTACAATATAAGTAATAAATTTCCCACAATTATTATTATTACAAATCAATATTCCTTCTTCATCGTGTGGAATAAGTTCTCCTTGTCGGCATATTTCACAAATATCGGAAGGGATGACATAATCTTGGATATTAATGATTTCATTATTTATATTTTTCCAATATTTTTGATACGTTTTTTTCGATTTTCCGTATTTATCACTATTTGGATTTGCAGTTTCTTCGGTTTTTGATTTTATTTTGAAAAACGTATTTAGGACATTTGTATTTTGATTATTATCTCCCGATGAAATCTTTTTTTTCTCCTCAAAATATTCGAAAATATGTTTTGAATTATCGAGTAAATATTGCTTTTTTTCGTTTTTGAATTCTTGTATTTGTTTTTTTATATCTCTGATTTTATCCTGAATATCCATACGTTCTTCGATTTGGTTCTCTTTCAAATTATTTAAATAATTATTTAACCCTCTTTTTTGTTTTATCAATTCAGGAACGGTTTTGGTTTCTATTTCAAAAAAAGAATCTAACATTTCTGTATGTTTTTCATCAATTGTATTATTTGATGATTTTACCTGTTTTTTGTTTATCTGATTCATATATGAATATAAAAATTAGGAAATATTTATATTCATATTTATAAAATTGATCTAAATAAATATAATATCAATTTTAAATTATAATAATATCAAACCGTTGAAAAATGACCGAATGTGTAATTTGTGCTGAAAAATATAATAAGTCATTTCGTCTTGCAGTAAAATGCATATGTGATTTCGAATGCTGTCGTGCTTGTGTCAAACAATATCTTTTAACTAAATCAGAAGATGCACATTGTATGCATTGTAAGGTAAAATGGAATCGCGATTTTATGTATAAAAATTTCGAAAAAAAATATATTGCACAAGATTATCGCGTTTATCGCGAAAACATTCTTTATGAAAAGGAATTGGGGCTTTTACCACTTACACAACCTTACGTAGAAAAAGAAATAAAGGTCGAAAACATACAAAAGGAAATTCAGGAATATGAAAAAGAATTTATAGAAATCAGAAAAAAAATTGATGTAAAAAGGAGTGAAATATTCAAATTGAGAAATGATTCGGCTGTAGAAAGACGAAAATATGTGCGTAAATGTCCTAAAAATGATTGTCAAGGATTCTTATCTTCACAATTAAAATGTGAATTATGTAATAGTTGGGTATGTAGTGAATGCCGCGAAATCAAGGGTCAAGATCGTGATGCTGAACATACTTGTAATCCAGAAATTCTAGAATCTGTTCGTGTTATGAATCAGGATTCGAAACCTTGTCCAAATTGTGCGTCTTTGATATATAAAATCGAAGGATGTAGTCAAATGTTTTGTACAGAATGTAATACCGCATTTAATTGGAATACATTACGCATTGAAACGGGTGCAATTCATAATCCCCATTATTTTGAATGGCAACGCCGGCAAAATCAAGGACAACAAGCTGAACGAAATCCAAACGAGGTTCTTTGTGGGCGTGAATTGGATCATAATTTTACTCGTGTATTGGGTAATAAATTGATTACAGATTTCAATTCAAAAAACAGTATGACAAATCAAGAATTTATTCATAAATTCAATCAATATTTTATTGAAAACTATCCAAATTTAGGATTAACTGCTGTTTTACGAGAAATTTCAAATTCAAGCGATGTTCGAATAGTAATTCATAATCAGGATCATTATAATTTTGTTTCAAATATATTACGTAAAATTAATAGAGTGGTAGTCAATAATTTTCGAGATCCTAAAACAGAGGAAAAAATAATTGTTGAAAATTTTGTAAACACTCTCAAATATCAAGAATATAGGCAAAAAATAAATTTATTGGAAAATATTATTCGACGTATTATTCATATTCGCGAAGTGGAAATGGAGAGATTTGGTGTAGGAGACCGAATTAGTAATAATCTTGATTTGAGGATTGCATATATGAGAAATCGAATAACTGCGGAAAATATGAAAATAGAAGTGCAAAAACGTGATAAAAAATTACAACGGAATACGGAAATACGTAATGTTTTTCGTATGTTTATTTCTTGTGTAACAGATTTATTTTATAGAATGTCGGATAATATAGAAGAATATGATAATATTCTGAAAGAAATGGATGAATTAAGATTATATACAAATCAATGTATGCTAACAATATTTACTATGTATGGTTCTTCAATGAGACATCATATTGGGGAAAATTATACTTATATAATTACGTAAAAATTTTCTGAATAATTATTGCATTCCAAAAATTTTCCGTCTTATTTTAGAAGATATGTTGATTCCATTTTCGCTCATTAAATCATTTATAGTAATTGCAAAAAATAAAAAATTTACCATTTTTGGATCATCGGCATATTTAATATATTCATCTATTGATACTATAATTGTATCTTCATTTGGTTCTGATAAATTCAATAGAAAAAAAGTATAAACAATTGTAATATATGAATCTTTGATTGATAAATATCTATATTTTTTTTGTAATAATTCTGCTAAATCTATCAATTGTGGAATATAATTTTCATTGCATAAATTTACGTCTTCTAACGGAAGATCAGTTTTGTATTTTACAATACTATTGAAAAAATAAATGACTTTTGTGAAAATGAGCTTTTTTTGTATTTCTAGATTCATATATTTCCGGGAAAATATAGATATGTGTATACCTCTATGTCAATTATTTATATAGTTTATGGCGTGTTCAAGAAAATGATTTTCAAAAAGATAATAAATATGTGTAAAACTGATAAAAATATTATTTTTCTATACTTCATTCACAGGTTCTCTCGTGATTGTTTGTTACGATGTAATTATTTGAATTATCTGCAAGTTGCATTATAATAAAAACAGATAATTTTTTTATTATATGATGGTTTATTATTATATTGACTATAATGAATAAATTAAATATGGTGTAATATAGAGAGCCACAATGAGAACAACAAAATTTGTATTGAAACTGAAATTGGCTAAAAAGGTTCCAATCAAAATAGTAGATATTATCATTTGTGCATCAGCCAACAAAATTTTGGCTCCCATTTCTTTTGCATAATCTTTGAATGTATCGAGCATCTGGCTTTTTCCGCGTGGAACAGATTTGAAAAGTTGATAAAAACTAATATCGTGAAACAATTGGAAGAGAACCGCTACCAAAATAAAGAGGAGAATATTATATTTTGAGAAAAAAATGGTGAATAAGAATCGGGCTACAATAATACCAATAAAAATACTGAGAACATCAGCTAGGACTGCAGCTAAAGTATATTTATTATACCATTCTTTCAGTGTTTTAGATTTGATATAACCGATGATAGTCAGTAAGATGACAAACATATCTGTAATGAGTGCTGCATTAAAAATGGGTAAATAATCGGAAGTGTTGGAGAACCTGGAAATATCTTTCAAAAACATATTTGTATTATCAGGATATTTAATTTTTATTTATTTTATACACCTTTGCACCTTTCAATCGCCGATTTATCGGTTGCAAAGTAACAGTTACCTAATAACATTCAAAGATGCCGACCGCAAGGGTCGGCATTTGAAATGTTAAAAGGTGTAAAATTGATTTCATAAAAATGTATAATAATTTAACAAAAATATTTGTATTTTTATGAATATTGAAGAAATTGCTGAAGAATATAGAGATGTTGATGGGTTTGATGGATATAAAGTTTCCAATTTTGGAAATATGAAAAACAAAAAGGGAAAAATATTGAAATTTCGTGAAGATAAAGATGGTTATAAAAGAACAAATTTGTATAAAGATAATAAACCACATACTTTTTACATTCATAAATTAGTAGCTATTGCATTTATTCCTAATTCAGAAAATAAACCAAAAGTAGATCATATTGATAGAAATCATCATAATAATCATATTTCAAATTTACGATGGGTGACTACACGTGAAAATACTTTGAATAGTAAAACAAATTCAAGAAATAAAACTGGATATAAATGTATTTCATATGACGAAAACTCACAAAAATATAAACTACAAATGAGTTTGTCAGAAAAAAAATCAGAACAATTAGGCTATTTTTATAAATTAGAAGATGCAATAAAAGAAAGAAATAAATACGCAGAAATTTATTATGGAGAATTTAACTATTTTGATAGATAAAATTTACCTATATTATTGTAAATAAAAAATAATAAAATAAAAAAAAGTTTTTATGTTAGAAGGTATTTTGCGATATTTTGTGTTATTTTCTTGAAATAAAATATTTAGGAAGTATATAATACAAAGATGGGCGGGGCATTTTAGGTTTTATTGCAGCCTTTAGTGCCTGTCTTACCAAAAGTAAGGCAAGTCGGAAAAAATTTTTTATTTTTCCGGCGACATCTCCAAATTGCGGGAAACCCCTGAAGGTATAGGATACTAAACTTTTTTGGAAACAAGAAAGTGGCTTATGTTAATCGCATAAGGTATAGTAAAAAATCCTATATTATAGGGCAATCCGCAGCCAGTCTCCTAAGTCCGCTATGATGAGGATATGGAGGCGGTTCAACGACTAAATGCTGATGGGCGAGAGTAATCTAATCAATTACGATGAACGCTTAAGATATAGTCTAGTCCCACCCGAGAGGGTGCTATGCCTATTAAAAAAGCATAGGAAGAACCTAGAGAGGAAATGCTCTACAGAAATCATTTGATTTTTGGTTTATCTAACATTATTTATATTTTATAGATTTCTATAAAATGATAAATTATTGGCTCGATAAACGGTGTCATTCTTTGGTAGTCACGTAATGCAATTAGTAGCTTTGACAATATGTTAAGAGCGTGTCTTACCAAAAGTAAGGCAAGTCGGAAAAAATATTTTTAATATTCCGGCGATACCTCTAAATAGCGGGAAACCCCTGAAGGCATATAATACTAAACCATTTTGGAAACTTAATGGTGGCGATAGCTAACAACTATCGGTATAGTAATAAGTTATATGTTATAGGGCAATCCGCTGGTCGAAACCTAAGTCCGTTATGATAAGGATATGGTTTTCCAACAACGACTTGATATTGGTAGGCGTGAATAATCTAATCAATTATGATGATCGCTTAAGGTAAAGTCTAGTCCCACCCGAGAGGGTGCTATGCCTATTCAAAAAGCATAGGAAGAACCTAGAGAGGAAATGCTCTACAAATTAATATTTGGTTTATTCGCATATTTTATATTTTATAGTAATCTATAAAATGATAATTTATTGAATGAATGAATGGTGTAATTCTTTGGTAGCAACGATGGCGCACAAGACGTTTTTCTTACTGGAACACCTGAGATCACCTTCTGGAAGGTCTCATACCGAAGACACACAAACTTTGCTATGGAAAGTATTGAACAAACTTTCTCTGGACAAGCCGATTTCGGTCGCCGTGTCACCTGCACAATCAGCCGCAACGGTGATTTGTGCTACCGCACATATCTTCAAGTCACTCTTCCTGAAATCAACCAATCTATGCTTGGTTCTTCAGGAACCTATAATGATGGTGTCTATGCCCGTTGGTTGGATTTCATTGGTGAGCAATTGATTGCCCAAGTTGAGGTCGAAATTGGTGGTCAACGCATTGATCGTCAATATGGTGATTGGATGCACATCTGGAACCAACTTACACTTACATCAGAGCAAGAACGTGGATACTTCAAGATGATTGGAAACACCACTCAACTCACCTATATGATTGACCCCACTTTTGCCAACGTCACTGGACCTTGTTCATCTGCCAGTGGTCCTTCCCAAGTTTGCGCTCCCCGTAACGCTCTCCCTGAGACCACTCTCTATGTCCCCCTTCAATTCTGGTTCTGCCGCAACCCAGGACTTGCCCTTCCTTTGATCGCTCTTCAATACCACGAGGTCAAGATCAACCTTGATATCCGTCCTATTGGTGAGTGCTTGTGGGCTGTCAAGTCTCTTCAAGCCGGTGCTGGTAACGGTACCACTGTCTCCGTCTCCGCTGCCTACCAACAATCCCTTGTTGCTGCTTCTCTCTATGTTGACTATGTCTTCTTGGACACTGATGAACGCAGAAAGATGGCACAAAACCCCCACGAATATCTTATTGAACAACTTCAGTTCACGGGCGATGAGAGTGTTGGCAGTTCAAGTAACAAGATTAAGTTGAACTTCAACCACCCTTGCAAAGAGCTCATCTGGGTTGTCCAACCTGATGCAAATGTTGATTACTGCTCATCCCTTCAATCCAACACTGTTCTTTTCAAGACCCTTGGTGCTCAACCTTTCAACTACACTGATTCCATTGATGCCCTTCCTAATGCCATTGCCGCTTTCGGTGGACCTGCCGAAATGCAAGGTGCTGGAGCTGTCATTAACGGTTCTGGTCTTTTTGAAATGCCTGGTGCCGTTGATGCTACACCTGGTCTTACCACTGCTCAACAATGGGCATCTGCCAGTCAATATATCCCATTTGATGAACAAGCCGGTGTTAAACCCACCGGTTCCTATGTGTCTGATGCTGGAACATTCGTTCTCTCTGAAACCGCCCTTGATATGCACTGCTGGGGTGATAACCCAGTTGTCACTGCCAAGCTCCAACTTAATGGCCAAGATCGTTTCTCTGAGCGTGAAGGTTCTTACTTCGACCTTGTCCAACCTTACCAACACCACACCCGAAGCCCTGATACCGGAATCAATGTTTATTCATTCGCCCTTCGCCCTGAGGAACATCAGCCCTCAGGTACGTGCAACTTCTCCCGTATTGATAACGCTGTTCTCCAACTCGTTCTCTCTGCTGCCACAGTTGCCGGAACTGCCACTGCCAAGGTCCGTGTCTACGCTGTTAACTATAATGTTCTCCGAGTTATGAGTGGTATGGCTGGAGTAGCATATTCCAATTAGGTGAAGGGTGGTTATTGTCAAACTCAATTAATAAAATTGATTATAAAAAACTATTTAAAGACATTCCATATTATACTCTTATAATATGGAAAACATATTGAATGCGTCCTCATCTTTGTCAAGAGAAAATGAAAATAATTCACGTGAAACTCCCAAATACAAATATATTCAAGAAAAAAAATATGGATTAATTATTTATAGAGATAGAGAATTTATTTTAGATATTTCAGATATTTTTCAAATTATAGAAAAGAATACTTTTAGACTTAGAGATAAAGATATTTATCCCTGTTTTTACGAGAATCATAAAAAGATATCTTATTTAAATTTCTTATTTGATTTTCCTAATGGTGAAAATGGATATTATTATTTTAAAAATAATAATGAATTAGATTTAAGGAGAGAAAATGTTGAATATAAACATTTTTATAACAAAATTATTCGAGAAATTTATCCAGACTCTTTAATTATCGAATATAGTAAAGGACATTTTAAAAATTGTGGCACTAATTCAAAAATAATAAAAAATCCAATTTGGAAAATTATTGAAAATGAAAAGGAAACTTTATTAATGTATTGCGAAAAAAATACAATATGTAAATTATGTCCTATTTCTTATCAAAAAATATTAAATTTTGAAAAAAATGATAATAATGATGTAAAACTAACTTGGTATAGATTAGATAATGGATATATATCAACAACATTATCAAAAACATTTAAACAATTATCAATTCATCAGGTTATAACTGGTTATTACGGAAACGGAAGAGGAACTGGTGGAAATAATAGTGATAGAATGAGCATAGATCATATAGATAGAGACCCATTAAATAATACAATGGAAAATTTACGTATTGCAACAAGAAAAGAGCAAGAACAAAATTCAAAAGGAATTATGCCAGATACAAAACGAGAAAGACAATGTATAGCACAGGATTTACCAGAAGGAATAACTCAGGATATGCTTCCAAAATATGTTGTATATTATAATGAAAGGGCACTTAATCGTGATTATTTTCGCATTGAAAGACATCCAAAAATAACGAAAAATTGGGAAACAACCAAATCAAGAGAAGTGTCTATTCGTGATAAATTGCAACAAGCAATTAATGTTATAGAAAATTTAAAAAATGATATTCAACCGCAAACATTTACAGAAAAAAGACAATTGCCAAAACACGTTTCAATTATAGTAAGAAATGACAAAGATTGTTTAGTATATGACGAAAGAATTAATGGAAATATTTTCAATTTAAAACGTATTCTAAATGAAGGGTATGATTTACAAAGAGAACTCATTTTATTTAATATTGATATTCATTTAAAGTATCCAGATAAACAATTGGAAGGAATATCCCTGCAATTAGAAAATCAGGTTCTTGATAAAAATGAAGAATCAAAGCAAAAAATAAAATTTATAAAGTATTTGAAAATAGGTAAAGATGGAAAATATAATTATTTAACATATGATGAAAGATGCAAAATTCCCGATTCTGAGAAAAAATTAATTTTTAGTATTAAAATTAGATTAGATGATAATTATAATTTGAATGATAAATTAAAAGAATTAAAGCAAGGATTAACGAAAAAATATTCAGAAAAATTTCCCGATAAAGTATTTAATATTCCGGATGAAGTATAGACAACAAATCAAAAAAATTGTATAACAAAAACCAATAAAAATCCAGTTTTTGTTATATAAAAAGCCTCAACTGAGAATCGAACTCAGGACCTCCAGTTTACAAGACTGGTGCTCTACCGCTAAGCTACTGAGGCATACTAAATGCTCATACCGAGGATTGAACTCGGGTTTCCAACTTATAAGGATGGCGTCATAACCACTAAACTATACGAGCATTTTCAGCGAGTTTTCCATCAAACTCGCCAATATTCAATATAGTATTTTCTTTATATTGATTTACACAAATTATTATATAAGCATTTTAACATTTCAATTGCCGACCGCAAGGGTTGGCATCTTTGAATGTTATATTAGGTAACTGTTACTTTGCAACCAATAAATCTCCTTTATTATATTCAATAAATCGGCGTTTGAAATGTTAAAAGGTGTAATGCTTGTGCTGTAGAACAATCATAACCCAATGGTACATATTGAAATTCCATTTATGTGTTTTGTAAAAAAATCTTTATATAATAATTAACCAAAAATAAATATAAAAACCTATTGCTACAAAAATCAACAATGGATTATTCAAATATAAATACACAGAACGATTTACTTTTAACTAATTTAATGGATTTTTATAAAAACAAGGAAAACTTAGATAAAATGATTCATATAATTAATGGTGAATCAAAGATTTCTCTAAGAATAGTGGATTGGTTTGTCACCAATTTTGCGAAAAAATATTATACTGTTTATGAAATTCCCGTAGCCAATAAAAATGAGAACCAGCGTTTCAAAGTCTATAACGATTACAAACTAAAACTCAAGGCATATAGTAAAAAAAAATTAGACCCATTTTGTAGATGGGAACGCATATCCATACCATATGACGGCGAAAAATATATGGAAACCACTATCGGCCAGTTAAATTTTTTCAAATGGGCTATAGAAAATCGAATCATTGAATATATACAAGAGCATTATGCAGATATAGAAAAAGATATGAATGAACGAAATAGCACGTCACGAAGAAAAGATTCATCTACTTCATCTACCGAATCAATTGATAATACAAAAACACGTAAAAAACGCGAAGAATTATCTGTATCCGCTTGTAAATGCATTAAAAAAGAGATGGTAAAAATTGTTGTCAAATTCAATTAGTTTGGTTTTTTACACTTGTTATTAATTTTTGCTTATTATTGATAACAAGTTTTTGCTCTCCTTTGAAGGTGAACAAAATTGTAATAAAAATAAAGTTAAATATATATCTAATTATAATAATACAAATAATTTGCAGATAATCCAATTGCAAAGAATGCCTTGGCAATACAGTCGAGAATATTGGTTATAATTGTTTTCCATTTTACGTCAATTTGATATATAATACCATACATAATCCATAAAATAAAATACACACTAAAAATGAAGCAATTGGTATTATTTCGTCGTCCGTCAATAAATTCCTTATAAATCAAATAAAACATCAAGAAAAAGGGAATGAATCCAAAAAACATAGCATAATTCATCGAAATATTTCCTGTTTCACCAAGAACCCCAAAGACCAACATTAACCAATCAAGGCCAACAACTTTCCATAAAATACCCGTTTTTGCTTCTATCTTCAAATTGAACGCTAAAATCAAACAAAGAGCTACCAACATAAGAGCAGTAGTAATAGACCATCCTAAATATCTCAAAATATTGATATGACTACTGTTAAAATAAGGAATAAAACTGGCTACCAATTCGGGTTTTACTAAAATAGTATTGAATAAAAAATACATCATACTTGCAATAATGGTTATTCCCATTTCTAAAAAAAGAATGATTCTCAGTTTTGGAATAGTAATAAAAAAACTAGTAATCAGTGTAATAAAAAATGCTAAAATGAGAATGAATCCAGTAATGGAAAAGGATTTCTCAAATATACCATTTTTATTATATAATACTTTTTTTCTGTTTTTTTCAATAAGATTATCGCTTGTATCCATAATTATATTGATTTCTATATATTATAGAAAACAATATAAAATTCTTGAAAATATATTCATAAATGGAATCAAAAAAAATTGTGAAATATATTATTGCTAATGTGAAAGTTCCAATCGCAATATTTGACGATCAATCCTATGAATACTTGAAAAGCAATTGTATAACTAATTTTGAAGAAATGGATGTGCTTCCGGATTTTCCATCACAAAAAATAAACCTTCAAGAAAAAATCAAACAAATATTTACATCAGTAGAGAACCTAGAAACTCCCGTAATAAAAACGGATGAAAACACTGAAATAGAAAATCAATTACAAAAAGAAACCACAAAAGAACCATTACCAATAGAAGAAAAAGAAAAACTGCCACAAAAAGTATTAAAAGAAGAAATCCAAAATTATAAAAAACAAATAAAACAAAATCAGACATTCAAAAATCATCGTTATTTACAGAAAGGTTCTCATCAATTCCAAAAAAATCACAGATATTCTATAAAACAAAAACCTAATGTAGAAAGCGTTGCCTCTGATTTGGTTCAACAATTAATGGAGAAGGAAGAATAACTGGTAATCTATCAATAATAGATAAACTCTGTAATTTATTTATCTCAGGAACAACCGCAGGTTGAGGTGAAACTAAATTAGTAGACCCAATTCCAAGGAGAGAGGATTCAATATCACAAAAATTTTCGGATAATTTCATTGGACCCATTTTTGCACCAATCAACCCATCACCTGGAAAATAGGTATTTGGTGGTGCAGCATAAGATGAATACGGTAAATAATCTGCCTGTTGTTTTAATGACCATTGTTCAGCTTGATAATTTCCTGGTGTATTTTTATTTCTAGTTGAACTCATTGCTATATATATATTTAATATATCTAAAAAATATATATAAAATTTATCTCTAAATAATAATGAGAACAAATTATATCCTACAGTTTTTGATGTTTTTAAATATAGGTTCTCTTATAAAACCGATTAATCTTCAAAACAAAAAATTGATTACTATATCTCCTGGCGGATTCAAGGGATTTTATATGTTAGGAGTTTGTTCTTTTATAAAAGAGAATTATCCATTAAACCAATATTATTTTTCAGGTGCATCAGCGGGAGCTTGGAATGCATTATTTATGACATTCAAAGGAGAACCTGACAATTTTGTAAAAACTATACTAGATAAATCAATCCAAGAATTATCTTCTGCAGTTGAAATAAAATCGAAAATAAAGGAAAAAATATTGACATCCTATAATGAAAATGATTTTGATCTGGATAGATTATTAATCAGTGTATCTTCTTTTGAAAAGTATAAAATGAAACCAGTAATTTATTCTAACTTTGAAAATTTAGAAGATGCGATTAATTGTTGTATAGCAAGTTCTCATATTCCATTTGTTACTGGAGGTATAACAAATAAATATCAAAATATATATTCATTTGATGGTGGGTTTTCTAAATATCCATTTTCTTCAATAGAAAATATCAAACCAGTTCTTCATATTACACCCGATATTTGGAAAAAAACACAAGAAAAAACATTCATTCAGAAAATAACTAAATTTTATCAGATTAGAGAATATACTACACTATTATCACGAGATAAATATGATTTTGAAGAATTATATGAAGAAGGATATTCTGATTCGGAGAATAACAAATTTTATTTAAATTTCTTTTTATCGTCTTAATAACCGTTTTTTCAATTCAATATAATTTTTATTGTTTTTATTCAGGTTCTCTTCTTTCTCAAAAAATTCAAATAAAAGAGGATAATAAAAAAAAAGATAATCGTATGCAAATAGAACAGTCACACCTAGTTTTTTATCAGTAGAAAGAAAACAGGCGGCAGCTAATTCATATAATTCGCTAAATAAAGGATTATGAATTGTTTTATCATAAATATTATCAAACATTTTAATAATATTTGTATCATCAAATAAAATTTCGTCTAAAGTTTCTTCATCTAAACTATCCGCATTTTCTGGTGGTAAAGGGTTCATTAAAAAAATATTTCTAAGGATATTTCTATATTCTGAATTACTTGAATATGAAATATTATTTAATTTGTTTTCAAAAAATGATGTTTCTGACTGCATTTGAAAAATAAGTTAATTAATTATATATATAAAATTTTATATCATTTTACTAGGAAGAGTATTTTTCTAAAATACAGTTTGGAACAAGATCAGTTTTGATAGCATCTAATTTTTTGAAACATTTATTAATAGTCACTTCACTTACACCGCAAATCTGTTTTATATCTGATTTAGTAATATTTTGAGAACAAATTTGTGAAATAAAATAGATAATTCCAGCTGCAATTGATGGTGGAGTATTATCATTGATAATATTATTCGTTTCGATTTTACTAGCAATGAATTTTGCTAAAAGAGTCAATTCGCGATTCATATTTAATCGACTGCAAAAACGTTCGATGAAAAGAGTTGGCGTCGTTTTACATAATTGGGTTTGTTCAGATGGTTCCATATTTCTCTCGATATTATTTAAAATGGAAATGGCCATAGAACAACCATTGGTTGCACTCGTTTTATCAAGCCGAAATATTTCGGCGATTTCGTGTGCTGTGCGAGGACATCCATTTAATCTACACGAAATATAAATAGAGGCGGCTTTAATACCGTCACGATTCAATCCACGAAACATTTTTTGTTCGGAAATATCTTTATGAATTGTCATTGCATCATCTATGAATATTTTAGGAATACCTGAATTTTGTGCCATTACAGTGATAAACTGGAATTCTTCGTACAATGATTTTTCACGGTGAGGCATACATTGCCATTCAGTCCATTTTCTGATTTTCTTCATTTCATAGGAAGATTTATTATTACAGAGAACTTTACAACCGAAAGAAGATTCTATCAAAAGGGGGTTTATAGGATTTCCACAACGTGTTGGATCGGATGAATGTTTATCATCGGCACCGTAGAATTTCCATTCTGGTGAATAATCCAGTGTTTTTTTATATATGATTCCACAAGATGAATTAGTGCAAGTAGGAAAACCATCTTCAGTTATAATGAGAATAGAATTACATAGATAACAAAGGTCAATTTCTTTTTCTTTTTCCTTATCTTTTTCTTTTTCCTTATCTAAATCTGTGATTAAATCGCATTCAATCTTTTCGTCGTTTGTTTTAAAAAAAGGTTCATTTATTTTTTTGAAATCAGTATCAAAAATGTTCCATAACGCAGATTTCTCTTTTTGTGATAATTGTTTCTTATTTTTTTTTGTTTTTGTTGTCGATTTAATTAGATTCTGCGTATTAGGTTGAAGCGAAGCTACCTTTGGTTGAAGCGAAGCTACTGATGGTTGAATCATATATTGAAGTATGTATATTTATTTTGTATTATATTTAAACGAAAATTCAATATCAATTTTATGCAATATAACAAGTAAAATATATTTATATATTTTTTATATGTAAATATATATAAAAGCAATAATAAATATAATGGGTTTTGCAAAATCATTATCAACAATTGCAGAAAAGGGTGCAGAATTTGCTGAAAAAAATAAAGATAAAATTGGCTCAGTAATAGAAAAAGGGGAACAATTTGCAGAAAAACATAAAGATGAAATTAGTTCATTATCTGATATAGCAGAAAAAGGTTTAGATAATTCTAGAACAAATGGAGAAACAAAAGCACAGAATACTCCAACTCAATCAAACAAAAATAATTTAGAAGATGGAATACCGATACTAAAATCATTACCTGATTTAACTAAAGGATTTCCTAAAGATTCAATACCAGATTTATCAAAAGGATTACCAGGAGGGTTACCAAAATTACCAGGAGGCATAGACCCACAAAAAGCATTAGGTTCTCTACAATCTGTAGCAAAATCAGCTACTGAAATGTTTTCGCCACAATCAAATAATAACGTAGATACAATAGCAGCAAGTATTGCTTCTGGCGAAAAATTAGTTGATTTATTAAAAAGAGATTTAGACAATAGAAATTTGGGTATAAAACCAGAAAAATATACAGGAACACCTGGACCCCAATTTTATGATATCATAGGAGATGATTTGAAAAAATTATTGATGGAAAATGACGAAAAAAATTTCAAGAAAATCAATAATGTTTTAGTAAATTATATTATCAATGAGGGAATTAATTTTGCTAAAGCTGATGAATATATATTGAAAAAATTCGTTGGTTCTCTATTGAAAAATAATGAAAAACTATTCAAAGATATTTTAACAGAGACAATTCAAGAAACATTATCAGGTAAAGAAAACGGAAAAGCAATTTTAGAAATTTTCAAGAAAAAATTATGTAACGATTTGACTTTAGTGAAACATATTAAACCCAAACAACAAGGAGGTGCAGAACCATTGCCACTAACAAAAGAAGAAAGAGAAAAAATATTCAAATTGTTTGAAATATATTTAAGACCGCATTATACTGGTTTACTAACAAATCAAAAAATATTAAATCAAGCAATTATACCAGGAATAAAACAAAGTTTGAGAACCAAAGAAGCTGAAAAAAAAATACAAGAAGTTTTGATACCAGAAATGGTAAAATTTATAAATTTAAATTTCAAAGATTTGTTGAATCATAATGATGATATAATCAAACAAATATTATTAATGACATTGAATTCTACTTGCACATATAATAGAGAATTGGCAACAAACCGAACAAAAGTTTCACCAGAAATAGAAGAAGCTTTTATAGAAGCAATTGATAATAATATAAATGCAGTGCGTTCAAACAAGGATTCCGTAAATTTGAGTCCTGAAATATATGCTGATACCATATTCAACCATATAGTAGATGATTTAATGTATCAATCAGTAAAAACAGAAGGTGGGAAAGCCAAAAAAACACAGAAAAAACACAAAAAAATACACAAAAAAAGAACCGGTAAAAAAAATAGAAAAACAAACAGAAAATCAAAAAATCTGAAATCTAGAAATTGAATGAAACTTTTTTCTCTAATTTTTCAAACAAATCCGTATTATATATAAATTTTCCAGTAGGTTTATATTGATCAATATTATTATATTGTTTTGTTTGTTTTTGTGGAAAAGAGTTATTTTTATCGTTAAACATTTGAGAGTTTGGATTATCGTCTTTTTTCGTTTCTTCATCTACTTTGTCTATAATATTACCTTTCTCATCGAGAATAATTCCTCGCTTCTTTTTCAATTCATTACGAACATAACTAGGAACCCAATTCAACCAACTAATAAAGAGAGAATTTGGATGTAAATATCGAATATGAAATCCATTATCTTCTAATTTTGAAATTATATAAGCTATACAATCTCCTTGATCATATAAAGGTTCTCCGAAAATATATTCAGGAACAGTAAACCAAATATGTTTATCATTTCTTTTATTTCGAGAAGTATAAGTAATACGTTTATGTATTCGATTTAAAATTTTATTAAAAATAGAAACCTGTTTCAAGTCTCGTTGTTTGTTTTTATCGTATAATTCATCAATATTAATTTTTCTCTCAGCTTCTTCATCATTTGTAAATAAAAAACAAGACATATTATGACGTATTATATTATAGAATAATAAAAAATGTTCTCCAAAAATACATATAAATAGTTAAAATTGTATATATTTAACTATTTATGACAACAATAATTACAATGAAAGAAGAAGAAAAAGAAGATTCAAAAAAAGATTCAAAAAAAGATTCAAAAATACAATCAATTGTTTTATCTGGAGGAGGACCAGTCGGGTTCTCTATGTATGGTGCTTTAAAAGAAAGTAATAAATCCGGATTTTGGGATTTAAAAAATATAGAAACAATTTATGGAACATCAGTTGGAGCTATACTCGGAGTAATGATTTCACTAAATTATGATTGGGAAATATTGGATGATTATTTAATTAATCGACCTTGGCAACAAATATTCAAATTTGATATGAGCAATTTAATTAATGCGATTCATCAAAAAGGTATTTATGATATCAATATTATGAAAGATATATTCACACCCCTTTTTAATGGAAAAGATATTTCGTTAGACATAACAATGGCTGATTATTATGAAAAAACAAAAATAGAATTTCATTTCTATACTACGGAAATTAATAATTTGGAAACCGAATATATTGATATTTCACATCATACACATCCAGAATGGAAATTATTGGATGCAGTTTATGCATCCTGCTGTTTACCAATATTATTTTTACCATTACAAATAGGAGATGAATATTATATTGATGGAGGATTATATAATAATTATCCAATTCAAAATAGTTTGGATAAATATTTAACAGATGAATCTATTTTCGGAATAACTACAGAATTCAATTTATCAAATAAAATAGATGAAAAATCGAACCTGTTTGATTATATGGTTTTCATAATACATAAAATTTTACTGAAAAAAGTATTGAACAATAAAATGCCTAAAATAAAAAATGAAATAAAAATTTCCAATTCTAGAAATATTTTGTTGGATATTTTTAATACTGCATCTTCTAAAGAGGAGCGTTTGAATTTAATTAATATGGGTGTAAAAAAATGGGGAGAATTTAAGAATTTGTAACACTATGGACAAATTGTTCTAAATTATATTTTGTGACTTTGGCGTCAAAATCAATATTTGTATTATCTTTCATCATTTTGATTGTAGGATAAGAATCTACTTTAAAATCATTGATAAGTTGTGTAATCTTGGATGCTTTCATTCCGGATTCATTTTCATTCGCTTCATCATTTGTGCAATCAATTTTGATACATTTTATTTTATAAAGACCTACATCTTTACCATCATATTCTTCTTCGAATTTTTTCCATTCAGGAAAAGCAGTTTTACAATGAGGGCACCAAGTTGCATAAAAGAAATAGATTTCGATTGGTTTTTTGCTGGTATCTGCGTTTGCTACATCACTGAACATTGCATTTTGTTTTTTTGGAATATAAAACCGATTATAACAAAAAACGCCAATTATAATAAAAATGATAAGCAAGAATAATATTAAGAAGATTCGTTTATATGGTCTGAAAAATTTTCCAATAACATCAATAATATTTGCCATTTTATATTATAATAAGATAAAAAGTATGAATGATAGAATACGAATCTTTTTTTGCTAAACTTAGGAAACCATAGATTTATTGAGTATTATTTTATCATTATAATATAAATAATAAAGATGTCAAACAAAACACAAAAAAAGAAAACGCAACAAAATAAAACCCAAAAACTAAAAACATCTGTCTTTACAGAAAAAGATTATAATAGTAATGATGGATTTTTAACAAAAATATGGGGCGTAAATTTTTGGACAGTTCTCCATATAATGAGTTTTAATTATCCAGTAAATCCTACAGATGCAGATAAAAAACATTATCGTGATTTTATTTTATCATTAAAGTATGTATTACCTTGCGGAAAATGCAGAAAAAATCTAGTTCAAAATTTTAAAAAATTACCATTAACAATCAAAGATATGGAGAACAGAGAAACATTTTCAAGATATATTTATAATTTACATGAATTGATTAATAAAATGTTATGTAAAAAATCGCATTTATCATATGATGACGTTCGAGAACGATATGAACATTTTCGCTCGAGATGTAGGACAAATAAAATGAAAACAAGAAAAAATTTAGAAAAAGGTTGCACAGAACCAATTTATGGAGAAAAATCAAAAACAATAATACGTATTGTTCCAGAGACTGAAAAATGTGAAACATTTGAAATTGATAAAAAATGTGTCCTACTCAGGAAGTAGGGAACCTACGGTTCCCCTACGACCCCTCCCTTCAATATGGATATTTTACAAAGTTTACCTTTCTCGAACCACTCCGTGGTCCTCGGAACGACCCCTCCCTTCAATATGGATATTTTTCAAAGTTTACCTTTCTCGAACCACTCCGTGGTCCTCGGAACGACCCCTGTAAGGGGTCGATATATAAAGGGAGGGGTCGTAGGGGAACCGTAGGTTCCCTACTTTCCTGATTTAGAAATAAAATAACCAAAAAACCAAACAAAAGAAAAATCTAAAAGAAAAATCTAAAAACAAAAGCTCAAATAAAAATCTCGATAAGGTTTCTCTCCAAAAATCTCCATAGTAAATATATATAATGTCGAAATATAAAGATGAAACAAATAATAATCAAGGAGAATACGAATTATTCAATATAAAAATGACAAACAAAGATAAAAATAATGATTCAACAGAAATTCCTTTTTGGAGTGAGAACCCAAATATTTTATTCAATCAAAAATATATTTTAGAATTTTATCCATCAACTAATATGACTTTCAATCAAAAATTGAATGCAATTAGTAGATTAATCCTTTTCATATCAATATTTGGATTTTTATTTCTTAAACATATACGTATATTGATTGTCGGAATAATTACTTTGTCTGCTATTTTTATTTATTATTATATTTATTCAAAAAAAGAAAGTGAAGGTTTCGATTATTTAGAGAGATATAAAAATCCAACAATGGCAGTAATTGAAGAAAATGGTATTCAACCATCTACAGATGTTTTTCAACCACCAAATTCATCAAATCCATTTAGTAATGTATTAATGACAGATTATGATTATAATCCTTTCAAAAAACCAGCACCTCCATCATATAATGATAATATAAATCGTGATATATTGAAAGAGGCAAAAAAATTAGTAAATGAGGCAAATCCAGAACAACCTAATATTTCTGATAAACTATTCAAAGGTTTAGGAGATGAATTAGATTTTGAACAATCTTTAAGACAATTTAATTCAAATCCAGCAACAACAATACCAAATGATCAACAAGCTTTTTCTGAATTTTGCTATGGAAGTATGGTATCTTGTAAAGAAGGAAATTTATTTGCTTGTGCAAGAAATTTATCAAGATATACAATTGGAGAGGAATAAATATTTTTCTATATATTTATATTATAGTATATTAATATAAATATGATTCATAATTATACATTCAATAATTTGGGACGTATTGGTGATGATGCCACTGATAACACACAACGTAATTTATCCAATAACCGATATTTAGATTATTCATTATCTAATTTTTACGGAAGTTCATCACAAGATTCATATGTAAAATTTGCTACTAGTCAACCAACAGTTTCATTTAGTGGAATTGCGAATGGAAACGGTTTGAATAGCTCGGCGGTAGATTATGAATCCATTCTTTTATTAAAACCAGATCAAGAAAGAGCATTTGAAAAATTACAGCTTTTCGCACGACCTTTCGCGACTGTTCCTTATTTAGGAAGAGGTTCTTGTGACCCAACAATTGAATCCGTTTTACAACAAGGAGATACTGTTAGTGGTATGAAGAGTGTATCTACTATTATGGAGCAATCTTTTATGAATTATACACTTTACCCAGTTGATAAAAATATGGAGACTCGTGTAAAAGATTCATCTTTTACAGTTGAAGAAGCAGCATTAAATGGATGGGTAAGAGGTGGTGCAACAACAAGAGAACAATCGGATAAAAAATAAATCATTTGTTCGTATAAAAAATAAAAAATAATTGAATAGATATATAATTATTTTTTATGGAAGAAACTGAAGAAAATATTAAAATGGAAATGGAAGAAACATATTTAGAAGAAAATATTCCTCGATTGATTTTCATAGTTCCTTATCGCGATAGAGAACAACAATATCAATTTTTCAAAAGACATATGCAGTATATTTTAGAAGATTATCAACCGAGTGATTACCAAATTTTTTATATACATCAATGTGATAATAGAGAATTCAATCGCGGTGCATTAAAAAATCTGGGTTTTCTAATTACAAAATATAGATATCCAAATGATTATAAAAAAATGACTCTTGTATTTAATGATATAGATACAATGCCATATACAAAAAATTTTCTGAATTATGAAACATATCCAGGAAATGTCAAACATTTTTACGGATTTGATTATGCATTGGGTGGTATAGTTTCTATGAATGCTGCTGATTTTGAAAAAATAAATGGATTTCCTAATTTTTGGGCGTGGGGGTATGAAGATAATTTATTGAATTCACGTGTGAAAAATGCTGGTTTAAGAATTGATCGTAGTCAGTTTTATCCATTGATGGATAAAAATATTCTTCAAAACAAAGATGGTCTTCAGCGTAGTGTAAATCGTAAAGAATTTGACAGATATATAAAAGAAACAAATGAAGGTATTTATTCAATCAGAGATATCCAATATAACATAGATGAATCTACTGGGTTTGTGAATATTACAAATTTTACTACACCTTTTGTTGAAAATCAGAAGGAAAATACAACTCACGATTTAAGAAAAGGACCAGCTCCATTTAAAATGAATGAAATAAAAAGAAAAAATGTTAGATATTCATCTATGAAAATGGTATTTTGATAACATATTTGGTTCTCCTGATATTTCAATGAATTTGTATGTAATACCAATTTGAAAATTATTCTCCCAAACGCCTGAAATTTTCAATAAAAAGTGATAAGTTTCTTTGAATGTAGAGTTTTGTTTTTTAGATTGGTAAAGATAGGTATCTACAACTTCTTGAGAATCTGTATCTATAAATATAGGCAAAGATTCATCTACTATTTTATTACTACTTTTTTGTATTGAATATGAATTTTTCAATGGTTTGAATAATTTAATTACGCCATTTTGTAATTGTGTTTCTAATTTGTTATTTATTTGTTTTACTTCTCCTTTGTTTTTCCGAAGAAACATTTTACTTGATTCTTTTTCATATGCAATATCTATGTCTTTATTTGATAATTCAATTTTTTTCCCATCCGTTATTATAAATTGATTCATTTTTTTAACATTATTAGATATTTCAAAAAATGTATCATTCGATATTGTAGGCAATAATTTAGATCTATTTTCCAAAATTGAAATAGTTTTATACTTTTGATGATATAAAAGAGATGAATCCTGATAATTTTGTAATCCTGAAAATATATTTTCATAAGGATTATTTTGAGAATTATTCATATTAATAAACAAATAATATTCCAAAATATTTTTTTCAATTTTTGCAATTTTTTTAATCAATTCTTTATTGGATAGTAAATTTGGATCAAAGTAAATCATATTTTTGTTTGAATTGTTTTCAAATTTTCCAACATCGCATTTTTCAATTGTTGAATAATTATTATTTTTGTTTTGCTGTGTTTTCGATATTTCAATAGGAAAATGTATGTATATACCATTCAATAAAATACAGTCATCGGAATAACTGATTTTTGTAAAATTACCGTCCATAATTATATTTTTTTTAGTTTCTAGAAAATGTATATTTTCTAAATAAAAATCATTTATTTCAAATATAAAATTCATTAGTATTAGGAAAAATAGCAATTTTGTATTTATTTTGTTTTCATAAAATTATATTATATTATATATATAATATAATGTCAGTAGCAGAAATATATTTCAACAGTTTACATTTCAATGCACCAGAATATTTCCCTTGGAAAGGAAAAACATTGAATCAAATTACTTCAATTATGCAAAAAAATCAGAATACAAATTCAAATCCTAAAAATACTGGAATTTTTCGCGCTGGTCCAGTAAAATTATATCGCCGTGAAATTTTTACTTTGGATAATTCAGGAAATATTCAAGAGCGTGGAAATCCAAGAACATCTTTGAGTATTGATGAATTTACTAGACCAAATGGATATTTTATTTCACAAAACTTACCAGATTGTAGTAATAATGGAGTAGTTAATTATTTAGACCCAAAAGATGCTAATATTACTACAAATATCTATGATATGGGAGAAATATGCAATACGTGTAATCAACCAACAGATTGTAAATCTTCTTCAACACTTGCACCCAATATATATATATCACAGGAATTTAATGCAAAACGCCGTGTCAGAAGTGCAGGTATGATTACTAAAAAATATAATCCTGCAAGAAATGGCGATAGTTATTCTACATCAAATTCACAATATTTAGTAAGTCGTAATAGAACCTTTGACCAAAATCAATATAATTATATTCGACAAGGGAATGCTCTTAGTATTCCAGGTGATAATTTATCAGTTTCCAATGTTTATTCAGCACAAGGTATTAATCATTGTGAAAAATATATTATATCGAGTAGTCTTGGTAATAATAAATTTAATTATATTTGGGTAGATAGTTCAAGTAATACTGTAACCATACCAAATGGTGCTTATAGTTTAACCGATTTCAATGCCGCGTTCCAATTAGCAATGTATAAAAATACACATTATTATATTAATCAAACCAATCAAACTATTTTTTATTTATTAAATTTTGCATATAATACAAATTTAAATACAGTTGAAATACAATCATTTGAAGCATCTGGAAATAGTTTGTATATTCAACCACCCGGTTCTACTTGGATATCGAGACAATATTTTCCACAAATAGTCATTCAGTCTACAAATATTCAATCCGCCATTGGATTTACACCAGGGACATATCCATCATCTATTGGAACTTCTACGACTCCATCACCCCAATTATCTGAATCCACAATTAATCCTGCAGGATTACAACCCGTGTATGTTCCTGTTATTTATAAACCAAACAATAGTCAATTTGCACAACAAGGAGGTGTTTCGTCAAGCACACGTATAGCCAGATTAAAATATGATACAATAACTACTGTAGGCGCAACATATCGTAGTGCTTATGGAGCACAAGTTGCGAATGAATTGGCTTATGGAGTTGCACCAACGGATGCGGCATATACATTGAAAACTGCATTAGGATATCCATTGAAATGCACGCCACAATTTGATGCGTATACAGGTGCGTATAAAGCTTGTAGACCATCTACTTTTTTGCGCGAATTTAATCTTTATGTATAATATATATGCCAAAAACTTTGAAAAGAGCAAATAAACAAAAGCGAAAAACACAAAAAGGCGGAATTTTCAATTATTTACGAGAAAAATTTAGAAAAACACCAGAAAAAACACCAGAAACATATGAAGAACATATAATCAATGTAATCAATGAAGAATTTTTGAAGAAACAAATGAAAAATTATTTATCTATTTTGAAAGATGTAAAAAGATATAAGAGAGAAACTAAAATATTTGTGGAAAATAAAGTTGATTCACGTTTTGATTTTACCGGTATAGATTCTAATAATATTCCGTTTATCATGGAAGTTAAAAATGTTCCGTTGGCCGATTATGAAGACATTTGTTCAAAAGATAGAAAGAATAAATGTTTTGATGATAGACCTTATGACTCGAAGGTTGCCTATTTCCCAGACGGTTACAGAAAAAAAAGTACCGAACCAGTAAGTCCGCGAGCTTTAAAGCATATTCGCGAATTAACATTGATAAAAAAAGAGTCTATTACTCGTTGTATAATGTGCTATGTTATACAACGAACAGATGTAAATTGTTTTCAGCCTTCTATTATCGACCCGGAATATAGACAGGCAGTTAAAGAAGCTATTGAGGCAGGGGTAGAAATTATTACGCTAGTCATTAAATGGACACGTGAAGGAGAGGCATATTTTGTTAAAGATGATTTGACTATAACTCCGTTTTTATAAATTTTATCTACATTGTTCATATAATTATTTAATCATTTTTCTCTCATAATAGCTATCATACTCATATGGGTCGCACCTTTTGTCAAAGTAATAACAATTAAATGGCATTATATTTTTAATATAATAAAATCTATATATTTTTGTATAACACATATTATGGTCTTCTTCATAAATTTCTATTTCGTCCTTTATTAATTTGGCAATTGGACACCGCAAATATAATAATATTTGGCTTACTATTTCAACTGGTAGTTTTGACAACATTTTTCTTTTATATGAATTGAAATTAAATTACTTTTTTAATTTCAATTTTTTATTTATCAATTATAGTTACATTTGAAATATTTTTTATTATTTTGTCTTCTTTCTCTACGTCATTATCTCCTGGACCGCCCATTGACTCTATTATTATTTTGTTGTATTGGTCTGAAAATTTGGAGGCACTTTTGCCACAATCTGGATGTACTTCTTTGAATTTCTGTAACAACATTATATTCTTATTCGCAACCTTTTTTATAGCTTTTCTAATCTTTTTCTTTTCATCATTTTCCTTCTCCCATTTGTCTTCATCTTTTATATAAAGGGTTTCCCTCTTTTTGTCTGTACAATGTATTGGTCTTTGGGACACATCTAAAGCTTTTAAATTTGTGGTGATAATATTTGAAATACCTTCCACATAACCTATTTGACCTACTTTTTCCAAATCTGATAATTGGAGTTTAATAGAATCTACAAATTCCATGATATTCATGGCATCTTTACACGTTTCATTTAAAAAGAATTGTAAGTTGAATGTCTTATTATGTGAATTTGTATTGTTATGTGAATTATTTGTATTATGTGTTCCATTTTTTATTACTTCTAGAAGCTCACTGTTTTGTTTTACTAACATCATAATTAAGTCCTTATCTGCTATTTCAGAATTTACTATTTCGTTATTTGTTTGGCAACATTTTTTTTTATGACGATAATATCCACTATCGTATTTATATATTTTACCACATTCACATTGAAAATGAGCGACTTTTGGCGACTTTTCACTATCATTTACTACCATTTTACTATCATTTTCGTATTTTTTGTGTTTATCGGTTGACAAATGTTTTGTATAATCATTTTTTTTACATGTATTATAATGACAATAACTACAAAAATATTGATGTGCGACTTTTGGCGACTTTTTACTATCATTTACTACCATTTA